GAAGGTAGGCGGGAAGAAAGCTCCTTCTCCCGCCGTGGAAGAGATCGGTGCATACTTCGATGATCTATTCAACCGCGCCTCTACTGCTTACAAGACAGGCACAGAAGAGGCAGTACAGGAAGCCACGGAGAAGAGTGCTAGTTACAAACAGGTGTTAGAACAGTTCGATTCAGAGGCCAACGCCATCCATTTCTCTGCTGCCAAGTACGCTACCACAGCTAGGAATAATTTCTTACGGCCCGCATCGCCTCATAAAAGAGTACCGTGGGAAGAGGTAGATGCTCGTATCAATGATCTGCATAATATCTATGCAGACCAGCGCCTACCTATCGGTGAAAGAACCGAAGCTATGGGAGAGATCATCGCTTTACGTAAGGCATACAATATGCCGTATGAAGAGATGGCTAACGGCATCCCTCTCAGTGCAGAAGAAGCTGCTTACCGTTATGTAGTCAATGAGAACAATCCTACACAGTTGGCGAAGATAGCTGACGGGTTGGCTTCCAGCGACCCTGTAGTTGCCGCTCGTATCAGGCAGTTTCTTGCTGAGGGCTTTCCTGAGACTGAGACTAAAGCCGTTGCTGCTAGGTTGAAGAAGAGTGTAGGTCTAAACAGTAGAGGTGTCTCTCGTGACGTGGGGTATCTATGGGATGCAGAAGGTAATCGCATGGTACCTATCACTGACTCTAAGTTTGGTATGGTTCGGGCTAGGGTAGTCTCTGGTCCTAAAGAAGGCAAGATCGTATCGGTTAATCTCAACGAGGTAAGCATTGAGCCACCCGCTGGACATACAGTTACATTGAAAGACAGGGAGGGGTTCTTCATAGCAGAGAGTATGCCTGCTGGAAAGAACACGGCTGTCGTTCGTAATATGAACAACCCTGATGAGGTCTTCGAGATTCCTTACTCTGCAATAGAGGAGATAAGTCCTCCTCCTACTAGTAACCCAATCGCTGAAGCGCAGATGGAATCGCAGGCTAAGATGGTCATGGAAGCATCTGAAACTGCTCCCGTACCTGCACAGGAAGTATCATTAAGAGGTGAGCCTGTTGAGTTAGTTGAGGCTGGTAGTGCTACTGCTAAAGTAAAGACTAAGAGAGGTCAGGAGACTGTACCTCTCGAAGACGTGAAGCGGTCTACCCGCAACAAGCCCAAGACCAAAGCGCAGAACGAGCAGGACATGGGCAGGACCGATGTTGGTTCTGAGGTGGTTGACTTCGTTCCAGCTACACGTCCTGACACTAACCACCGTATTCTGTTTACTGTCATGCCTAACGAGGAAGCAGCTACATTCAGAGCCGCATGGGAGGCCGGTGATGTAGAGGCAGTCAAGACTCTTATGGCCAAGTGGAACGCTCACGTAGTCCCGCCTATGGGTCTGCGTGATGACTGGAAGATGTTTGGCATCGAGATTCCTTCTGCTGAACTGAATAGCAAGATGTACACCAAGAAGGCCAGAGCTATGCTTGCCAAGTTGAATGACGCAGAAGGTAAAATTGACTGGCAAGGTAAACTTGGTTCTCCTGTCAACATCGGTGAGAATGCAGAGAACGTGTATCGTACTGGCAAGCTGTACGACATCACCTATGATATGTGGGGCAAGACTGTCCGTAACACGTTGGATGTAAACACGATGGACCCAGCCGTGCAGACAGAGTATCTACGCAAGACCTTGGACATGTCAGAGAGCCTACATACCCCCCTTGAAAAGCAGGCCACTGCTGTACGTGGCGCTAAGAAAGCCAAACGTGCATCTCGCAAGAATGACCAACGAGCACAGGAACGTACAGCTCGCAGGATGGAACACGCTGCCGAGGAGAACTACCATAGAGAGAGAGCCGCTATTGCTGCTGATGAGGTTGAAGAGGTACAGAACCGTATCCTCTCTGACCTTGAGGTTGAAGAGGCTAGATTCGATGCTCTTGCTGCTGAGGGTATTGGGGTTGAAGCTGAAGGTGCTGCTATCGTCGCAAGAACTAGAAAGCCGGGACCTCCACCTACTGCTGCTGAAATAGAGCAGGCAAGAGCAGATATGCTCACCGCTCAGGGTATCGGAGTGGAAGCTGAGGCTCCTATCGCCGGTACTGGTAGAGCACGTAGAGCTGCTATTGAACGTGTCGAGAAGGAAGAGAGTTGGGCTGATTGGGGTGACATCATCAAGTCTCAGGGAGTAGATGACAACCCAATGGTTCTCCTACATGAGGATACAGTAGAGCGTCTGTTCATACACCGTGCTAGTAGGAACACCTTCCGTACAGAGTTGGTAGGTGAGAGTGGTAATGTACTCTCTACCAAAGAGATGGACCTAACTGGTTTGATCGACTTCGCTCAGGGTAGAGGATTCAAGCCTACCTTATTCCGTACTGACAAGACTAGCGGGCTGTGGGTACATACTACACAGAGTGGTAGAGCAAACAGGACTACAGCTACGATTACTGAGGTTGATGGTGGTTTCAAGGCACAACAAGTAGAGACCATTGAAGTTCCCCGTGCTGTAAAGGTGCCACCTAGCGGAGAGATAGTCCCTGTCAAAGAGACGAGGATAGCTCAACATACTCTATCTAGAGAAGGTGTGGAGGTTGTAGGTGCCAATAAAGCTGGTGACAGGTACTTTGTTCGTGTACGTGATCCAGCGGTGAGAAATAAGTTTGCTACCCCTAGTGAGGGATTGCAGCTATTGAAGCGTGGTGGCCCTACCAAGGCTAGGGTAGCTCGTGACAAGCTGAGCGTGCCTGTCGAGGAGTTTGAGCCCGGGGTGCCTAGAGAAGGATTCCTCCGTACAGAAGGTAGGCTACAGATAGTTGAGGGTCCGTTGCAGGGCATGACTCCCGAGGTTAAAGCTCAGCAACTTCGTGTGTTCACCACCGGAGAGTTGCTACCAGCCGGTACAGTGGTACAGAGAGAGGTTGGTGGTGCTGTGTTCCAGACAAGAGAGGCTGCCGAGAAGTGGCTTGTCAAAGAGGGATTCAAGTACGAGAAGGGTCCATACATGGTCCGTCAGCGTGAGTCTTCGTATGGTAGGCAGTGGACTGATGACCTTGAGGGTTGGTGGGAAGACCTGCCGATCGCCTTCAAAGACCCTGCTGTACTTAGTGACAAGATGGCTCTCAGGGCTATGTTGAAAGACAACGAGAACTCATTTACTGAGCTACTGCGTGGGTATATATGGAGAGACGGACGTATCCCGCCTGAGTTGTCTGATGACGCTGCTCAATTCGTAGACCTATGGATTAAAGAGTTCGGTGACGTTGACCTGCCGTTCACTGCCGACTTGCGTAGAGCTATCGGTACACCGGGGATCAAGGACATTGGGCCTGCTTCAATGAGAACCGTAGCTCCAGAGGATGAGTTACAAGACTGGATCGTGGAGACTACTAGCAACCTGTTGGAGGCTAACCCTCAATACAAGTGGTTCCAGACTGGTAAGGCTGGAGCTAAGAAGCATGGTGCTACAGCGGCTAGAGTACCTCATCAAGGTACATACTATGGCTCTGTTAGGTACGCCAAGACCAACCCCAAGCTTGGCATCCTACGCTCTGCCCGTAAGCACGAGGAAATGTTGGGAGACATCACCGCTGGTACAGGTTACCATGCTGCTGCTCCTAACCCTACTTACCCAGATGAGATGGCTTCTAGTCTTATGGGTGGTCAGAGGTTTGGTAGGCTCAAGACAGAAGGTGGTAGAGCTGTTGAGGTAGTACACTACCCGATGGAGGGTACCGAGGCTGTCGTTCGTATACCGTCTAGTGGCAGGACTAAGACTGTACCTAAGAGCGCATTGGACGAAGCTGAGTTCGGTATGAAATGGGGTCCCAATATGAAGGGTAGAGCTTTGGCTGTTGAAGGCGCTCCTGCTCGTGAGTTCTTCGAGAGACCTGACCCTATCGGGTTCGGTGCTGTAGAGGCCAAGATCGGGTTGGAAGGTGTGGAAGATCCAGTTCAGGTGGCAGTTGGTATAGCTAACCACGTTAAGGAGCTAGCCAAGAACATCAGAGTACGAAAGAACGGCGCTTTCATCACTGACCCCAAGAACACAGATGCTCTGATTGAGGCGTACTCTCGCACTCAAGAGCTGCCTCTATTTTGGGACCAGACTACAAAGGCATGGAAACACCCGCTGGAAGTACTCGACGCTTCTATGCCTAAACGCCTACGTAAGCCGCTAAAGATGGCCACATACTACCGTGAATTAGCCAAGGCCAAAGAACACCCTCACGCTGAGTTAATAGCTCTGTCTAAAGCTGGTGCTCTCAGCCCACAACAGAGGGAGCTGCTACATGCGTGGACTAAAGATATGCGGAATATGATAGCCTCTCCGTCCAAGAGGAAGCTGACAGACTACGAGGCTATGCAGTTCCTTATCGAACACGAAGCTATAGACCCTGTTGCTACCGCCTACGTCCGTGAGATGAGAGAAGCTGGTGCTATCGGTAAGTGGTTGGATGAGGCAGGTATTGGTAATGATATGCTACTGTGCACCAGCCCGTGTAAGAGTATCAGATTCTCTCGCTCTAAACTGATCGACATCAACTGGTTCGATAAGTGGATGGGTGTGAGTTGGAAGGTGTTCAATAAACATCCAGTGTCAAAGTACTTCGATGATATGGTACGGGAGTTTGCTGATACAGAGCGTAGGGAGTTGATGAACAACCTACAAGTGAGTGCTCTGTTAACTCAGAGAGGTTATACAACCAAAGACTTACGGACTGTAAAGAAGTTGATACAGAAGCACGGCTTCGATTGGGACGCGGCTGAGGCTGGTGGTGCTAACACCAAGTACCAAGGAGCTTTCGAGCTGCTCAATACGGAGTTTGACAACAAGCTGAAAAGGATCAAGACGTTCTTGATTAAGCGTGAAGCGGAGCCTATACGGTGGGACCCAGCAGCCGAGAAGGCTGCGGAGCAGAGGACAGTACTAGAAGCTCAAGGTATAAACTTCGACAAGATAGGCGATGACTTTCTCATCATGCCCGGGCACTCTAGGCCCGATATAGGCTTCAATCTACCAAAGATGGGTAGACGTAGTGAGGAGAGGATTCACCAGTTCCTCGATATGCAGGAGACTTTTGGTAAGGACATAACAAAGGTACCGCAACATGTGAAGGATGAGATTATCGCTCTCGGTGATGACTGGATGCTGGATCAGTGGGATTTCTGGGGACGTTGGGGTAGAGATAACTTCTGGCCTTTGGTCCACAGTGGACAGTTCGCGGTTGAGTACGAAGGTACTTTGGTGGCATGGACCCAGAGCTATGATGACGCCTTTGCTGCTATTCGTCACCTGATCAAGCAGTCCGGTGCGGGGGAGACAATAGGTGAGTACTCTGCTATGGGTAACTGGAACATTAACCTATCTCAGTGGGTGCCAGACGAGATCTATGCTCGTCACATGAAAGGGAAAGACTTCCAGAAGTTTGCTAAGTTGATGGGCGAACACCTTGAGACTGGTCCCGACGAGATCAGAGCTGTTATTACTAGGCAGGATAAGCTGCCTCCCGGTATGAAACCCGGGAGTATAGTCCATGCCTTTGAACGTAAGGCTAACCTAGAGCCGCTGTTCGATGACCCCATGACCGAGTATCTAGTGTACAGTGCTCGTGTTGAACGTGCTCTATTCAAACAGCGTGTGGGTGAGGCATACGAGAGGGCTGTGGCTGACAAGGCATTTGACCACGCACTCTCTGCTCGTGCAGAACTGCCTCCACTCCACAGGATGACTAACCTAAAGAAGGCTGTAGGTGAGGCTTACCTACGTGCTATTGGTGAGTACACAGGCGGAGACGCCTTTGCTGACGGTGTAGTTGGGTACTTTGAGTGGCTCAGGATCACACCGCAAGAGCTGGCAAGACGCGGTGGTAAGGCTGTAGGTATAGGCACCGAAGCTGCGTACCCAGAGATGGCTCTAGGTGCCATCCTCAATCCAATGAGAGGATCGAAGGTCTTCCAACAGAAGTACCTTGCAAGGAAGAGAGCGTCTGAGGCAATTGCCTTCCAGTCTAACTTCAGATTGTTTGGCTCGTTATCCTCTGCCTTCGCCAATGCCTCTCAGTTCTGGGTCAACGTACCCAGTGTGTTGGTGAGAGATGGGCAGTGGGGCATGACTAAGGCTATGCAAGAGTCGATTAAAGCGTACAAGGACGCCAACGAGGTGTTCTTCCGTACAGCATTCAAAGCTGGACCTAATCTTGAGGCTTCCATCAAGAAGCTACCAGAGGACCTACAGCAGTTTGCTGCGATGGCAGATGAGTTGGGTATCGCTGCCATGCCCGGGAAGCACATGGTAGGTGCTGACTATGCTGGTATCGGTGACTTGTACAACATGGTACCTAACGCTTTGCTTACTGATACTAAGAGAGACTTGATGTGGAAATGGACCAAAACCCTTGGTATGACTCCGTTTAATGGAGCTGAACGCACCAACCGCATGGCTACCATGATCGTGGGTTACCGTAAAGGTTTAGCTCATGGTCTGGATGACAACGCAGCCAGACAGTACGCTAAGAACATGGTGCGTGAGACTCAGTTCCAATACGATGAGATCTCCATGCCACTAGGGTTCACGAAACTGGGTCCTGCTGGGCGTATGCTCTTGCAGTTTAAGCCTTTCGTAGCTAACCAGTTGGGCTTCGAGAAGGACCTAGTGATGAAAGCGTTCATCAATCCAGCTACAGGTAAGGCAGGGATTGATGCTAAAGCTGTACAAGCTCTAGCTACACACTGGGCTATGTATTCAGTATGGGGTGGTATACGTGGTATAGCCGCCAGCCCTGCTATCGCTGCTCTGGGCCTGCCTTACTTCCTTATGACAGGTAAGAGACCTGACCAGCTGCTTATGGGTATGTTGAGGAAGAGCAGGAACTCTAAGCGTGAGCCTTGGGAGAAGTTCACTGATAGCCACAAGGCTCTGTCCAGTGACATTCTTTGGTATGGGTTACCTGCACTTGGTAGGATGTCTCTAGGCAACAGGGTAGGTGTGAGTGGTCAGGAGTTGATGAACTTCTGGGAGATCCCGGGCATATTCGGTCCTCATGGTTCTATTTTTGCTGACGTTTTCTCGGCCTACAAAGGCTACGCTAGAACTAAAGGTTCATGGCTGGGAGTAGGTGGCGGTATAGCCGGTGCTGTTGCGCCTTCATTACTACCCTCTGTTGGTGGTGGGTTCGTGAAGAAGGTAATGCCACTGGGGCGTGTAGGTGGTGGTTTGCTTGGTGCCAGTGCTGCCACAGGTAAACTCCCCGGCGTTGATCTGTTTCACTACCCTAACCCTTTCTACGAGTTCTTAGAAAAGGAACCACAAGGTAAGGCTCTGTCACGTAGAGCTGTACCTACACTACTCCGTAACTTTATACGGTCAGTAGAGATAATGAACACTGGAGCAGTAAGAGATATGGAGTTCCGTCCTAACTATATAACTGCCGACGATAAGACTGAGGCTATGGTTGCTGCGTTGTTCGGTGTGCAGACAGTGAGTGCGGAGGAACGTAACGCTGCGCTGGGTCTGTTGTTTAGTGAGGCTGCGTTGTATGACAATACGAAGAAGACGTTGGTAGAACGTATAGCCAGAGCTACAGCGGAGGGAGACAAAGAGGGTGTCGCTGAAGCGTGGCGCTCTGCCCATGAACAAGGCATTGTAATTGGTAACGAAGAGATTAACCGCCAGCTCAAGAACATCCAACAGGATGCTGAGCGTACACTACGCCAGAACGTGACATCCGAAATACGGCACCGAGAGTGGCGTAGAGGCGGCATTTGACGAACGGCGAATTAGCCGATAGGTTGTTGCGAGTCGGGGGCGCATCCGTGCCCCCAGACGAGCACATAACTCTTTACGTAAAGGAGATTTAGGATGGATTACCCGAGTGTGTTGGACACCGCTGAAGATTATGTTGTAGCGGTGACAATTGCGACAGAAGTAGGGCCTGACTCAACCAAGGAAGAGAGGATGGCGGTGGCCTCGGTGATCTGGAACCGAGCGCGGCACAGTCATATCTCACCCTTGAGGGTTGTGATGGCACCCAAGCAGTTCTCAGGTGTGCTCAAGGAGTACTGGGGTAGGTACCTCAGTGGGGAGAGCATGGAGCTATTGACGCAACAGTGCTACAACGAGTGGCGTCACCTGAAGGAGAGCGGTGGTGCGGCTGCTACTCTACCCAGACATATCCGTTGGTACTACTCCCCTATCTCTATGACGCCCAAGAACAGAGCCCCGGGCTGGACCAAGGAGCTAACGTACCACGAGACTCCCGACATTGATAACTCACGGTTCCGTTTCTATGGTGACCCCTCTGCTGAGCTAGCAGACTCACCGAAGGACTGGAAGACAGAGACCAATGTTTTCTAACATCAAGACTATTACAGTCGTAGCTATAGTGGCCCTGATCGTCGGGATCGGGACCACTTACCTACAGGGTAGAGATGAACGTGTTAGGCGTGAGGCATTGATCGAACAGCAGCAAGAGGAGATCCTTGACCTCCAATTGAATATCGGACGATTAAAAGGAGAGAAGATTTATGCAGACAGTACACACACAGTCGAGCGAGACTCACTCGAACGGGTCATCAAAGCCAGCCTCGTCGTTGCTGACCGCACGGGAGAGGATGTGGACTCTATATTTGGGCTACTGCGAGAAACGGTGTCTGTCTCCATCAGACCAACTATTCAGGCGGTGGAGGAGCGTCATAGAGCGCAGGTTGGGGCGTTACGAAGCGTCATCAAGGCCCAAGAGCGTGAGATCTCTTTACTTACCACGAGGCTACAGGTCTCGGAGCTATTGATCGCGGCACAGGATTCAGTGATTGACCTACAGGAACAGGTCAACGAGACTCTTGTTGCAGGTCCGAGCTTCACAGAGAAGCTGGCTGTAGACTTCGGGCCTCCCTTGGCGGCGGGTGTGATGACCTACGCCTTCACCGAAGACTTTGTAGCGGCGGGAGTAACCGCTGTTGTGGCATACGGAGTCAAGAAACTACTAGACTAACATGCTAGAACGGCTGATCTGGGCCGTGAGCAGCTTCATTGTGGGGCTGTCTCTGGCCCTCTCGCTTATTGGAAACCCACCTCGGGCTTATTGGAAACATGACCCTAGGTTGGGTATCGTTATGACTATGTATGATAGTGTACAGTATGAGAACAAGGTACTACGTTTGGCTGTCGAGTACGGGGCACCCTCATTTGAGGTCGCAAAGCTGGTCTACGATGCCTCAGTTTCGCGCAGAATCAGCCCTGAATTGGCTTTCTCCTTAATCAGAGTAGAGAGTGCTTGGAAAGAGGAGATAGTCTCTTATGCGGGGGCTGTGGGCCTAACTCAGGTTATGCCTGCGACTGGTATGGAGACCTGCGGTGCTGCCCGAGATGACCTGTTTGTGGCAGCTATTAACGTGCCCTGCGGGTTGGACTATCTTGGACAAATGCTGGACAGATTCGACGGGGATACGGTACGTGCCCTGCTGGCCTACAACGCTGGCCCTTCCAAGGCACGCCGCCCTGATTACTGGAACCCTTACCCTGATAAGGTACTAGGAGGAATAGCTAATGACTGAGTGGTGTATCGTATTTATTGCGCTGTTCTGCGTGCTAGTTATTGCTAGTCTGTTTTATGCGAGCTTCACTAACGCAGAGATCGAAGAGTTGAAGGAGCGTAACGAGTGGTTGAGTACTAACAACCAACAATGCGCCAAGAGAAACAACGAACTGTATCACATGCTACAAAACAGAGAGGTTCAGATAACTAGTCTGGAACACAGTCTTGCAGATGCTAACAGCAGGGAAGTGGAGTTGTCTCGGAAGTTGCTCGCAGCTACTCCGACACCTGACCAGTTATAATTAATTAATATTAATATATAATATATATAATAAGAATAGAGAGATGAGAGTACTGTGGTATTACCAAGAACAACCAAGGCCGTCTGGGCTGAGATAGAACGATATGAACAAGACAACTCCGACCTCCCCGAGAGGACGAGGAGGATTATGGCCTTGGCTGTTGTGGCTCCGAAGTTTCCCAAGGCCCTCATGGCTGAGGCTATGGGAGAGACTGGTACGCTCGGATACAGGGACAAGGCATGGAGATGGTGGAATGTCTTACAATTGGCAGGTATTGAGCAGCATTGGGATGGCTTTCGAGAGCGTGCGTCACAAGTTGGCGGCAGCATTTGGCAGGCATCTCGTTGGCTACGGTCTCAAGTGTCACCTGAACAATACGACTTGTTCCTACGTAGAGCCGGATCTAATCCGTATCACTCTCACAATAAGTCTAAAGGAACTAAAGTATGGACGAAGGGTGGAACATGGGACAGAAGATCAGGTGCTACCAAAATACTCGTCCTTGGAGAATCTTTGGGGGCACGGCACCCCGATGCGTATCGTTCCGTGGTACGGTATGTGGGACGTTTGGAGACAGAGCTATATCGGCTGGCCAAGCCAGATGAGGTAGGGCGAGTAGCTTGTCTGTACATAGCAGTCAACTACTTACACGCTAGGACACTGGAGCTGCTAGGTTGGGAGAAGAGAGGACTGGACCGTTGGTCACTGGCTGCATGGTTCTTCATGGAGCCTATACGTAACTACCAACCTGACGGTACCATAACGAAAAGAGGAAACAGAAGATGGGAGAAGTGGGCGCAGTAGACCTCGTTGAGGAGACGATGGGGTTACTACAAAACAAACCACCTGTACTGATAGGGTGTGTACGCCGTAATGAGTGGCATGGGTGGGACAACATCTGGAAACTGATTCGAGGGAATGCAATATTACAATGTATAGGGGAGCGAGTGGCGGTGAAGTACCCACTCGGCGTGTTCGTTGTATGGCTACGTGAAAACCGTGAAGACGCTTACGATGTTCTACAGTTTCGTGGTGGTCCTTACAGGTATTGGTGGGATCAGGACTGCCGTAATCTAGCTTCTCTTGTAAGCGTTTATACATCGTTGAATATCACCGGGACCGTGCTGTTCCACGAGTTTGACAACGTACTTCGCACACGTTATTATCCGCGCCCCGCTGATTCAAAAGCGGTGGTGGAAGCACTCATGCTTCATTACCACAGTGGAACTGAGGAAAGTCCGATTCGTCTCAAGAAGGATACACAACAAGGCAGAGTATACTGCTACAACTGTCCAGTGAAACAACGCTGTGACGCTAAGGACATGGAACTCGGTGAGACTACAGACTGGCCATAGGAGATAGGGATGATTACCGAACACGCAGTAGTCGATGGGGAAACGTACCAAGACATATCAGAGTTTGACGCAGACGCAGACAGGTGGAGTTCGAGCAAGTCAGGGCTGTGGGGTAAGTGCCCTACCGCTGGCTACTACGGACACACACTCAACCTCACAAGTGAGGAAGAGTCACCACCTCTGTATTCAGGTAAGGCACTTCACGTAGGACTTGAGACTTACTACGTCTCAGGAGACAGAGACTTGGCGCTGGCACAGATGGCTGAATCGTTCGGTGAACGTGACCAGCTGCCTCCCGGCCACAAGTATTCACACCTCAACCTTGGTCACTTGGAGGTGGTATTTCAGAACTACATGGACTGGGCTGATCGTAGAGATCACTTCGAGGTAATCGCTGCCTCACTAGAAGACCTCTCACTTGAGGGTGAGGGTTGGCGTGTGTGTGGTGCTCGCTTCAAGGTCTATGAGGAGACAGGGGAGATCCTCTTCGGTGAGTCCAAGGTTGTGTTTGGAGTGGAGCCAGACCCAGCGTGGGGTATGCAGGGTGACGACAAGTTGTTCAAGATCACGGTGATCCCTGATATGCCTATCGACTTGGGTGGTGGCTTCTACGTGCTCGACCACAAGAGCACCAACGGTTACTTGAGCGACTGGTACTTCTCACAGTACAAGCTCTCTAATCAACTTCGTATCTACTGCTGGTCTGTCCAGAAGTTGATCGAAGCGATGGATATTCGAGTCAACGGCGCATTGATCAACGGGCTGTACATGGGTGATCGGGCCAGCCTCAGCGAGTTCAAGGGTACACGCTTTGCTCGCTTCGGTCCCATGCTGTTCCAGCCTGCACACCTCACTGAGTCACTCATTAATCACTACTACTGGTCCAAGACCAAAGAGTACTATGATAGTATCAAGTACTACCCACAGAATGCAGGCCGCTCGTGCCAAGGGTGCAGTTACGCACCGCTATGCACAGCAGCCCCAAAGATGCGTAAGGGCATTATTTCACAACAGTATAAAGTAGAGGAGAGACATTGAGATGGTTGAGATTAGGAAGGCTAATGACCTTTCACCTCACTCTGGCCTTAGCTTGGTGGTGGCTGGCCCCCCGGGTACCGGTAAAAGCTGGTTCCTTGGAACGATGGCAGAAACGGGTCCGACGCTACTCATCGCTACGTTGTCGAGGGAAGTGAACTCGGTAAACTACCAGAGAAACAACGTGGATGTTGTGCTGTTGGAGGACCTAGGTTGGATGCCCAGCCTTGATCCACCCAGATACGAGGCTACGGCATTCGCTGACTTCTTGCAGTTGATCAACGATCTATACGATGATGATTACTACAAGAATGTCATCATTGACTCTGGCACAGAGCTGGCTGAGGCTGCGTGGCATGAGGCGTTGAAGCCTCACGGTGTCGCTAGCCCTGCCGACATGGAAGACAAACGGTCTCGTTGGCTACCATACGAGACGCTGGACATCCTGCTAGATCAAGCGATCAAGTCGGCTGTCTCGCTGACTAAGCTAAGCGTGAAGCCCAAAAACGTGGGTATTGCTTGGCACGTACAACCCCCGAAGGACGACACCTACGACTCAAGTACCAGCACTACCAAGAAGTCCGCTGATCACAAGTCTGAGGGTGTAGAGTACGAGGGGAAGGTCCTACCCATGATTCGTGGTAGGTTTCGTAGGCGTCTGGCTGCACAGGTGGACGCTTACATTTACACGGACATAAAATGGGAGGTTGAGGAAGGAAAGAAAGCAGGAAAGAAGGAGCGCAGTGCAAACTTCGTGGTGCAGGTTTCACCCCATCAGGACAGACACACTAAACTGCCGGGGCCACTACCTGCAAAGAAATTCATACCCAACGACTTCTCTACTTTTATGGGGTTGATTGAGGAGATCATCCACCATCCTGAAGGGATAGTCGTACCAGAGGAGAAACCAGTAAGTGAACCCAGTACAACTAAGCCTGCCGCTAGGAAACCTAGTACCTCCAAGAAAAAGGGAGGGACAACCAGAAAGCGCAGGCTCAAGGGCTCCTAGCGCCCAGTTGGAGTTGTTTAAAGAACCTAACTACCATCAATTCAAGGAGATTGAGGATGAGAGTACCAAACGCAGTAGTCCAGAATCGCCCTAGCCCGTTCCCGGCAGGCACTTACTTCGGTAAGATTCAGGAAGTAAATGACCGTAGGAACGAGGACGAGACATGGATCATGTTGACTATCGTGTTCAACGAGGTCACACCCGCAGATGACGACTCCCCCGAAGTGGGAGCGCGTCCGTATCGTTTCCGTCCCACCATCGTCAACAACGGTGTTGCGATTTGGGACATTGAGGAGTTCACGGAAGACACTGACTTCCGGCTCCGTCAGTCGGCTGGCCTGTTGGCGCAGTTGGCACTCGCACTAGGCGCAGCCAAAGTTCTGAGTAATCAGGACGTTGACTTCGACGCAGAGTCCTTCTGCGATGACCTAATTGGAGAGGTGTTCGTAGGTGAAGAAGTCATGGTGACCGTCAACAACCGCCCGTACAAGGCGAGAGACGGTTCTGATCGTGTGGATGACGGACCCTCTGCTTTTGCCGCACTCGATGAGGGTGAGGAAGAGGTGGAAGAGGTGGATGAGGTCGAAGACGAGGACACTGAAGAAGAGGAAGAGGAAGAGGAAGAGTCACCGAAGCCTCGTCCTCGTAAGATCACTAAACGTAAATAACGTCGAGAACCCCCCCGTGTCTTACTGGGAACGCGGGATACAACACCAGTAAGTCTGTTCACTCTTCTTGTAACACAGGTTCGGCACGGGACCCGCACCACTTTAACCGGAGAGCACAATGCTAGGTAATGGCCCTAGAGTTATTGTTTATATAGCAGGACCAATCAGTAAAGGACTGATGTTCAAGAACCTAGAGCAGGCGTTTGTTGCAGCTAACGAACTCCTGCTCGCTGGGTTCTCGCCTTACGTACCACACCTCACGGTGTTCTGGAACTGGATCTACCCACCCCGCAAACAGAAGTCTCCCTACTTTGGAGACCATGACCTGTGGTTGCCGTATGACCGTGCGTTCCTCGACGCCTCCGACTGCCTGCTCAGACTAGATGGGTACTCGTTAGGTGCAGACCTAGAGGTAGAGTACATGATTAAGGAAGGGAAGCCTGTATTTAGCAAGGTGCAGGACTTGATAGACTATTACGAACCTTATAGAGAGAAGGAGAGCAAGGATGTCGGTAAGCATGGAGTGGATGAGCAAGAAGATGAACGAGGTCTTCGGAGAGTGCAGGAAGCTTCGTGAACAAGGACAGAAAGAATACGCCCATAAGGTTGACAACTCGTTCCGTAACTTTGAGGCGCTTGCGTCGGAACTAGAGCTAGACCGTAAGTTTGTACTCTGGATCTACTTCCGTAAGCATGTAGACGGGATCAAGGCGTACATCACAGGGCACAAGTCTCAGCGTGAAGATGTACGTGGTAGGATCAATGATGCTATCGTGTACCTGTGTCTGCTTAGGGGTATGCTTGATGAAGAGGAGTCACCACCACAGGCCAAGTTTACTCCCGATGTGTACCTTAATAACGAGTCTTGGGTTGGTTAAACGGTAATGATCAAGGTCGAGCCGGAGATCAACGTACCTGAGCCGGGGAAGGCTATACTCCTAGTCGGCAGGGACCCGGGAGAGGATGAGCTAAAGGTAGGCCGTCCCTTCGTAGGCCGTGCGGGTGAGGAGTTAGACTATGTATTGGCTGACGCCGGAGTACGCAGGCAGGACGTGAACATAACCAATGTAGTCCCTTGGCGTCCTGCTGCTAACGACTTCAAGAAGCACAACACTGAACAGGTAGAACAGGGTTTGCGGCAATTGTATCTTTTGATCGACCAGCTCAAACCCACGTTGATCATAGCTATGGGGAACGAGGCGAGCTATGCTCTCGTCCCCGATTGGCCTACAGGAGGGCGCGGTATCTTCGGCGCTAAGGGGATCAATGACAGGAGAGGTTACTTTTGGGAGACTGCGTTAGGCAACGTGTTGACCACCCTTCACCCTGCGACGATCACCCGACAGGCCGTTCCGAACCGTGCCCTCATTACCAACGATATGATCAGGGCAAGGCAGTGGTTGAGAGGTAAGCTACCTCGACATGAAATGCCTGACCCTATCTACATACCGTTATCCTCAGAGAAACAGGTGCAAGCTTTGGCTGGCTCACAGTACCTCGCGGCTGACATTGAGACTAGATGGGAGAGCACCGAGCTACTGTGCTGTGGCTTCTGTGGTGACGATATGCAGCCATACGTAGCTAAGTACGGCAAGGGGTTCAAGATGATGGAGAAGGTATTAACGTCTCCCGTTATCAAGGTCTTCCACAACGGTTGGGGGTTCGACATCCCCTTCCTTCTGTATGACTACGACATGGACATGATCGTGGGGTACGAGGAGGACACACAGAACATGTGGCACGCACTGGAACCAGAGCTAGCAGGTAAGGATATACAAGCAGACGAGAAAGCAGAGAGCAAACTCACTCGCAAGGGACTCGCGTTCCTTGCCACACTATCAGAGCCTTACTCGTACAACATAGAGTGGTGGAAGAACTACCCAGACGACGACGATCCAGAGCACAACGAGAAGATGTACGTACTCAACGCCATCGACGCTTACGTAACTAGACTAATAACAGGCCCACTCCTCTCAGCTATAGAGAAAGAAGGAGTGGAGGATCAGTACCGACTCACGTTCGACACAGGCTACGGTTGTATGATCATGCAGAAGAGAGGCATCGTAATCAACGACAGCGAGAGACGAACACGAATCAAGAGACTGGCGATACGTGGTAAGGCACTCATGCAAGAGTCATCACAGGCTGCACTCGACTTCATAGAGAAGAATGAGCTAGACTTTTTCAGGGTGGACAAACAGTGTAAGTGCTGTGGTGGTGGCAAGATAGCGAGGCAGAGGTGTTGGCGGTGTGCGGGGTTTGAGAAGAAGCCGGGGAAGAAAGACCTGTTGGAGTTGGCGAGCAAGCACGACAGGTTTGAGGAGCATGACCTCAGTATGTTGAAAAAGGAGCAACTAGAGGAACTAGTTCTTGCTCCTTGTTCTACATGTGAAGGTAGAGGTAAGAACTCAGTCTATCACTTCAACCCCGGGTCATGGCAGCAGATGCAAGAGTTGTTGTATCACCAACTAGCAACCCCCAAGAGTACTTGGAAGGGTAAGACTACAACTAATGAACAAGCATTGATGAAGGTGTTACGATGGGCGCAGGGCGGGAAAATTCTGTAGGCTTCAAAGGTTTAAGAGAACGTAAGGCTGTAGCTCGTGCTGTTATTGAGCCCATGTTAGTGGGTAAGCGTGACGGTACTGTGATTGCTGCATACAAGAGAATAGAACCCGGGACTGACGGCAGGATACATACGCTGCTCAACACTACCGGCACCACAACCATGCGTCTATCTAGTTCAGAGACTATACTGGAAGAGAAGAGCACCAACCTTCAGAACATGGTGAACAAGATCGCTGCTCTTGATCCACTGTACCGAGTGAGAGACGTATTTGTTCCTGATCCCGGCATGGTATTGGTAGCGGGTGATTACAAACAAGCCGAGGCTATCACTACAGCGGCGTATATCAGAGACCTAGTGTGGTTGAACAAGATGCTGGAAGGGTTCGACACTCACAAGGAACACGCTATGTACTCGTTCGATACTGGTGCGATGGATGCAGTGACAGGAGTGCAACGCAAGACAGCCAAGAACGTAACTTACGCTTCCCTTTACAGAGCCCAAGTACCTACCATTGTCAATACGATTAACAGAGACGAACACATCACTAGTATTAGAGTAACTAGACAAGAGGTTGAGAAGATCCGCAACATACTCTTGCAGATGCACCCACTAGAGCAGTGGTGGCATGACCTAGAACAAGAGATAGTCGAGCAACACGGTGCTGTGCGTAACTGTTTCGGTCAGCGGCGTAAGCTATACGATCCTGACCTAGACTTCAGAGTGAAGGACGCTGCCTCCTTCAAGTCACAGTCCACGGTAGCATACAAGATGAATCAGAACATCAACCGAGTCATGGATGAGAGGGTAGACCAGCCGGGGAAGATAGAGCTGCTGCTTCAGATCCACGACGAGTTGCTGTTCCAGTGCAAACCAGATAGGTTGGACGAACTTCAAGAACGAGTCACTGAGATCATGGAAGTAAAGTTTGTTGTCGAAGAAACCGAACTGTTCATTCCTGTAGAGTGGAAGATAGGCAAGGCATGGGGCGCAGGGATGATAGAACCAGAGGGTACCGATACCCTCACAGATATAGCGAGGAGAGAAGGATGGCTATAAAAAAGAAGATTCTCTTCTGTGGTAGCAGGATTTGGAGTGACCCGTACCTCGTTAGTGATACGATGTGTGAGATACTGGTTGCACTCGCAGAGAAGGGAATCAAAGCACACGAAGTTGCAGCTATCCACGGCAACGCTAACGGTGCCGACAAGATGGCTGGTAGTACTGCTGCTATCCACGGTATGTGGGAGGTAATCGTACCTGCTAACTGGAACGTGTACCACAAAGCAGCAGGACCTATGCGTAACAACGTCATGCTAGACCTACAACCAGACATAGTATACGCTTTTCATAACGACATTGAGAAATCTAAAGGTACCAAGCACTGCATTACTGAGGCTAAGAAGCGAGGGATAGAGGTAGTGGTGGTGCATGATGACCACCCAGAATAAAGATCCGTCACGAGTCTTCCTCACCATGTTCAACCAGATAGTGGTGAGAGTGTGGAAGGCACACCCTGACAACAGAGTGGATGTCGCCTACTCGAACGTGAGGAAGATCTTCAGACCAGTCAACTCTGATGTGCTGCAACGTATTGCTAATACAGCACTTAGAGTAGTGGCATTTGCAGAGGCATGGCATGACCAGATGAAGGATAAACATGTCCCGTAAGTATATCTGGCTAGCCGACGACTTCCTTGAAGAGGACTATACTCAGGCATGGATTTCGTATCCTATCATGCCCCGAGGGGGACACGTCCTTTTACACGGGAAGAGGAACATCGGTAAGACTGCATTGGTGATGAGTATGATCACTGGCCTAGTACACGGTGCCAAGCTGTATGGTAGGTACCAGACTGAGCCTTGCAAAGTCGCACTGGTAGAGTCAGACATGCCTGACGTGATGTTACACGAGAGACTGTGGGTAGGGTACCACCACTTTGACTACCCGGGGCTGATGATCTGTACTGCACCAGCCATGAATATGTTACAACTAGACAGAGCAGACTACTATGAAGAGATCTATGACACACTCCAAAAGCACAACCCAGATGTCATGGTCTGGGACACGCTACGGAAAGTACAACCGCTTGAGGAAAATGATAACGCATCACCTGCTGTGGTGTATGGAAAAGCACGAGTCATGTTCCCTGATGCTTGTCATGTCTGGGTCCACCACAACAAGAAGACTATCAAGGACCAAGATTTCTTGGACAATGAGGAACTGTTCGCTGGCGCAGGAGCATGGATTGATAACGCGGATACTGGAATACACCTTGTTGAAGCTCAAGAAGGACGGTGTACGCTACATTTTACTAAGGTTCGGGGAGGACCACCTCAACGACCTGTTGCTGTCCAGTTAGACATCGACACCATGATGTTCTATCGGTACATGCCACGGGCTGTACTGTACGCCAATCAAGCTATGAAGCTGCACCCTAGTTGGGATGAAGAGGAACTCGCGTTCTGGTTGGCGGCAAGTTTGATTTATCCACCGAAACAAGCTAAATTGTTTGCCGTGCGTTACTTTGAGAACAGGAGAGATCCCCACTCCGATAAGTACGGCCAGAAGAACCTAGAACTAAACGGAGAACAGACATGAGGATAAGTATAGTCTTCGCGCTACTGCTTCTCTTCAACACCGCAGTATTCGCACAAGAAGACAAGAGTGATTACCATTGGGAGGCTACGTGTTTCTATAAGACCACCCAACTACTGCTCACGTTCGAGCCGAATACGGCATACAAGGCTGCAATAGAGATGGCAGGGATGGAACCAGCAGAGATGGACACAGTGATTTCCACCATCATGCGTGCTGTAGGTAGGAAGAATGGAGCACACTGTAAGGAGTTCAGGAGACACGAGAGCAACACGCACATGCGTATGTTGGGCACTGAGTTCGTGTTGTTGGGGGAAGACTCTGACCCAAGGATAGGTAGGTTTGCGTTGTGGTTGACATCGTATACGCCGGGGACCGCGTAGAGGAGTATATGGGTATGGCCACTATAGCAGCCACGAAAGAACAACTGGATCACAAGACGGAGACGATGAAGGAACTGTCTGCCCTTCTTGGGGATCATACTATGCTGCCGACTATGCACCCTATGACTGCGGTGTTCGGTAATACTGTGGTGTTCTACACCCATAGAGAAGCACAGTACTCTCAAGCAGAGAGTGTCTTCATCAACGCCGGTAAGGTCAATGAGTTCTTTGATCACTACCCTTTACACAGGAAGTTGTTCGTAGTGCGCTGGGGTGATGGTCCTCTGTACACAGTGGATATGGATGACATAGTTGACCCAGACTCCATGCGTATGAAGCGGGTGAAGCCTAGACCTAACAAGGTGGTGACCGATAGAGATACAGAGAAGGGGTGGTATATACCCAAGGGACTATTCAAACTAGTGGAGGAGATGCGATGGCGACTGACCTGACAATCGAGCAGCAGCTGCGAAGGTGGGCATTGAATTGGGAAATAGACGACAACGACTGGACAATACAGGCATTAAAGCCGCTGGAACACGGGCGCAACGTGTCAAGGTTTTTGCATGACCAACAGTGTATGTCGTCTGCGCCATCTGTCGTTGCAGCCATCAACGCAGCCTTGGACCGTATCCAGCAGGAGGACAGAGATGGCGACTGACCGGGAAAGGATAGCGGAGGTAATAGCCGGTATCTTTGTGCCGTGGAGATGGAATAGACCTGTGGCGCGTTCTACCGCACAGAGATGCGAGAGAGAATTAGCCGAGCGTATAGAGGCTGCGCTCTACGCGGCGGCCAACTGTCCCAGCCCGCACATCCAAGCGTGTGTTGATGCGGGCGTAGCAGCACTGGAGGGTAGCGACGATGACGGATAAGCATATCGACTACGGGTCCATCTTGGTGATAGCGTTGCTGGTGGCCGTTATCTTGTTCGGTATGTTTTGTTATGGGACATAACCGGGGAGCAGGACGATGGATAAGCGACTGGACCCCGAGATAATGCGGACAGGTAGTGCCTGTTTTGAGTATTGGGAGGATATGTACGAAGACGGCGAAATAGAACTGGACGAACTACTCGCAGCCATCGAAGCCTACGGGCGGCGGTGTGCAGAGGCTACCACACACTATGTGGCTTACGATGACGCGCCACCGTTTGACGAGATTGCCCACGCAGAACTATGGGAGCAGGACGACCATGAGCGAGAGTAAGGCAACGATTCGAGTGGTAATGGCCCTGAGTGGTGTTGTCTTTAAGTACGAGATCACCGCATCAGATGAACAAAGTTTACAAGCAAAGGCACGGGAACACTGTGCCATGATCGTCGCAACCGGCTATCGCAACCAGCGGGGCGACACCTATACGCATTGGCCACCGCACCTATTAGCGAAGGTGCAAGCTATCGGCGTTAAGGTGCCGACCGATTACCCCGACGAGATTGAAGGCACATGAGCGAGAGTAAGGCAGTAGCCGAGTACCGAGAGGCGCTAATGGAACTAGAGTGGGCGGTACGCCGCCATCAGTCGTCTACTGCCATTGATGATGACGGTCGGGCACGGAATATCGTTGAAGCCGAAGCCCGACTGGACGAGGCCGTTGTGGGGCTTATGGTAGAGTGTGCGTCTTGGTATGGGCCGATGGACTTAGCGGAGCGTAAAGCCCGATCCCTACTAAGAGGAAAGGAGAAAGGAGAATGAGCACACTCGCAATTGTGCTGGCAATAATAACGCTTGCGTTCCCTCTCTGGGCTATTAGCGGACACCTATCACGCATAGCCGAACACAAGCGATTTGACAAAACAAACGAACCATGATAGGTTGCGCGTGCCGTTGAACTCTACCGTTAAGCGGCACACCTCCTTTCGGTTGGGCCAAGAAGTAGAGGGCCGGAGTAGATAGGTTATCGTTGATAAGGGATTCAAGCTGACTCCTACTACACCCCTAGCCCCTACGGCCTATAGAGGGGGACGCTGTTTGAAAACTGAAGGTATGTTGGTTGGGACGGAGTGCTTAAGGTTATCGACTATTAATCGTGTGATATAGGTTCGAGTCCTATCGCTCCTTCGGGAGTGTAGCTCAATGGTAGAGCACAAAACACCTTAGCCGAGACTATTCTAATCAACTTTGTATATGGGTGAGTACGGGGGACACTGAGGTTGTTCATCATTAACCTTGACTTATGGAGTAGTGTGAGGACAAAGAATCCAACCAGCTAGTTGGGACAGACCCTCGATCAAGCAAGACATAGTAACTATACAGCAGTAGTTCCGTTTCACCGTGCATTATCGTACTCAGTGTTAGACAGAGGTACTCACCCAAGAAAACTATCGGGCCGTTGTGACTAGGTTATCGTTAATGGATAACACTTTCTTTTGAACAGAAAACTTGTGGGTTCGAGTCCCACGCCACACCTACCACGCTTTCGCCCGATTACATAGAAGAGGACGTGGGCCGGAGAGATAAGGTTACCGCTGACGCACAGACATCGACTCCTTATTTCAACCACTTGCCTTTATCGTCCGAAGAGGAGAGACCTTCACAAGGAGAGGAGTTCTGAACATGCGTTACCAACAGCACTATTCCACTCGTCACACCCCACAGACCCAGCCCATCCCCGGTAAGAAGATGGTTGAGATGGAGTCTGGGGGTTTTGCGTATAAGGTAGACAAGTGGACACAGCTGGATCGTTTCCTCATCCTAGGTACGCAGGGTGGAACCTACTATATAGGGGAGAGGGAGCTCACCGTAAAGAACTGTGATGCAGTAGTGGCCTGTATCAAGGAGGATGGAGTACGTCTGGTCAACAGGGTAGTAGAGGTATCCGATCAGGGCCTCGCACCCAAGAATGACCCTGCTCTATTCGTCTTGGCTATGGCCTCTGCGTTCGGTGACGAGAAGACTAGAGCGTATGCGTTCGAGGCACTAGATCGTGTCGCTCGTATCGGCACCCACCTGTTCCAGTTCTGCGACTTTCGTGAGGCGTTCGCTGGTTGGGGCAGGGGTATGCGCTCTGCTGTATCCAACTGGTACACTCGTAAGGAAGAGAGCAGACTGGCTTACCAACTGCTCAAGTACAAGCAGCGTAATGGTTGGAGCCACCGTGATGTGCTACGACTGGCACACCCCAAGCCTCAGAACGAAACGCAGAATGCCCTGTTCAAGTACACGACTCAGGGTATAGAGAAGATGGAGGTTGAAGAGAGACAGTTCCTACCTAATCAGGTGAAGGCGTATGAGGAGGTAGCTTACGCCCACCAGAATGATCAGATGAATGTAGAGAGCCTCATTCAGTACATCCAGAGGGACAGGCTCACTCGTGAGATGATCCCGACTGAGTACCTGAATGATCGCAACGTCATGGCTGCGATGTTGAACGACATGCCCATGCACGCACTGATCAGGAACCTAGGGAACCTGACTCGCATTGGTGTATTGGCTCCACTGTCTGATAACAGCAAGTACGTAGCAGACAAGCTGGTTGTGGCTGAAGCTATCCACCGCTCTCGACTGCACCCGTTCAGTATCCTTGCAGCTTCCAGTGTGTATGGACAGGGGCATGGTGCTAGAGGTAGAGGTGAGTGGACCCCTGATCAGCAGATTATGAACGCACTAGAAGCAGCGTTCTACCTGTCGTTCCAGAACGTGGTGCCTTCTGGTAAGAAGATCGTGTGTGGTATCGACTGGTCCGGTTCTATGGGTGGGCCTCGTAGTTACAGTGGGCGGTACTCTTACGGTGGGTACGGTATCAACGGTGTCCCCGGTATGAGCCCTGCCTATGGTGCTGCTGCTATGGCACTGATCACCAACGAGACAGAGGATCAGGTGCATAACGTGGTGTTCGCAGGCACTATCAAGGACATTAGCCTGCGTAAGGGTATGAAGTTGAGTGAGGTAATGGAACTCACCGCCCGTGGTGTGGGTGAGGGTACTGACTGTGCTCTGCCTCTGCGCTATGCCATGTCTTCGGGTATGCCTGCGGTGGATGCGTTCGTGCTTTACACCGACTCTCAATCTTGGCGTGGACCAAAGCATGTGAGTCAGGTCATAGATATGTACCGTCAGCACTACAGTCACCCGACCAAGCTGGTTGTCGTTCAGATGACGAGCAACGATTACAGTGTGGCTGATGCTCAGGATGACCCGCTCAGTCTGAACGTGATCGGGTTCGATACCTCCGCACCTAAGATCATCAGTGACTTTGTTGCTGGGAGGTTCTAAATGCCATACATAAACAGAGAAGCTAGGAAGAGATGGGAGAACTCATTGACTAGGATGCAGTATGTGTTCAACGATGAGGGTCCTGTCTATGCAGGAGAACTGAACTATCTAATTACTAAGATCATTACCTTCTACCTAGAGAAATACGGACTAACCTACGCATCTATTAACAACGTGATGGGAGTTCTCTCTTGTATACCACACGAGATGTACAATAGGTTGTTCTATCCCTATGAGGTGTACAAGAGACAAGAACACGGGGATGTACTACCCCAGTTCATCGACCTACAAATCAAGGGAAGGGAGAAGCAAGCCGTTGGATCGCCTGACTAGAGAACAAGACGATCAACTGATCATGGCTGCGGGTGTACGAGTAGGGTGCCCGTGGTTAGACGAGAAGACAGGAGAACCAGAGATCTTACTGTTAGTACAGTTGAACGAAGAGGATGGAGTAGAAGACTGGGTGTATTGTGTGTTTGACCCTATAGGTGCAGTAGCATTAGCTAAGAAAGTGTTGTCCTTTGCTGATCAGATACACAAGAGCATGAACTAATGAAGGTGGGCGCTCCCCTTTACACACGGAGCGCCCCCCTTTACACAACGAAAGGAGCTAGAGATGTGGGTTGCAGAGATACTTGTACTAGTGGTAGTGTTCCTAGCAGGGGTCTCAATAGGTCTTGCAATAAACAGTGAGCCCTCGTACTCAGGCAAGCAACAGAGTTTGCCGCTGTCGGATATTGCCGACGAGATGGTTCGCCTTATCACCGACGAGTTTATCCTGATACCTAGAACGAAAGGAGAGCAAGATGACTGACCAAGACCATCCTCACTTCGAGGACTTCAAGGACCAACTGAAAGACGGCTCGGACAAGATACAGGAGTACGTCAAGGGGGAGCTGGAGAGGGTTGGGATGAAGAGTACGAATGTCAGCAAGAGGGATTACATCGCAGCCATTGACTCTTTCATGCGAGTGATTGGTGGTAAGGAGGAGGTATGGAACCCTACCGACAGAGCCTTGCACATGGTTATTGATCTAGCAACCGTGGCAAACCTGCGTATACAGTCCCCATTAGTAGCCATACTAACAGCTGCCGAGATCATACGCACTGCAAAGGCCAGCCTAAAGAAAGAGCTTGCTAAGTGGAAGTCCCTTGGTCTGGCGGATGACATGACTATTAACTGGGAGGAGCAGTTGGACAGAGCGTTTAAGGATGTGTCTCTTGTTGCTGGGGACATGATGGTGATCTTTGCAGCAGGGATAGAGGCGGGTGTTTATGATGACCTTAGCATAGAGGATGTACTGAGAAATGGCCTCACCGACAGAGGCAGCGACAGCAAACCTGCGTAGGTGGATTGCAAGTGAACCTGATGAGACTGACGCCAACTGGTTGAAGGAGCTAAGCAAGCTAGGGTTCATTGGTGATGAGGCGAAGGAGATTCTTTGGCAAGCACAGTGGTCAGTTGAGATGCTCGGGTTCAACTGGGTGGTCAGGTATAGAGGCAAGGTGATGGGATCGTATATCACAGCAGACGTAGCACAACGCAGACTACCTGAGTTACAGGAGAAGTACAACGGCGGTGTGCCCTCTAGCAGTAAGCGTAAGCTAGAGTGGTACGTTGATATGCCTGATGGTGAGAAGCTGGGTCCCTATCTAGCCTCTAAAGAGTTCGTCAGGGATCACATCATGCGTAAGCAGGGCAGGAACAAGCGCCTTGCTAATGGTACTAAGATCTACAGAAAGGAGAGGTAGATGGGAGATAACAGGGGCGGTGTGTGGCACGCTAGGTTAGGGTTCGGCCACGATGGCACTGGCAATCAGTCACGGAGACACCCTGACAGATACGCCAAGACAGTGAACAGTCTGATCAAGCGTGGTATTCTACAGCCCCTAGCACTAGAGACAATGCGTCCTTGCGAGGATGCCGTGCTAATGTCAGTAGATGCTGACTACGCACGGGAAACCAATCACCGAACACTAACAAGAGGAGAAGTACCCATGCAGAACATCAGACTCAACGTCACTGATGACGACAGGCTGATCATCGAAGTGCAGTTGAAAGAGGGCGGCAAAGGCAAGGACAAGATCAAGTTCACGCCTAGTGCGTCTGGTAAGACCATCGTTGGTGCTAGCACGAGGGGCAACGTGGCTATCCCTGACACCGACTGGTTTCTAGGACTCAATCTGTACAAGTACCCCGATGCCGATTGAGGCGCAGCAAGCGGGGCACTCGGGCTGGGGCATAGTTGTCCTAGCCCTACTGCTCTGGCAAGTGGTTCGTAGTGTCTTTCACTCTAACAAGAAAGGATACTAACCTTGGCTGGGAAAGAGAGAGATGGTGGGTGGGCAGTCTTGAAGCTGGAAAGATTGGCAGAGAGAGTAGTCAATGCCATTCGTAATTGTCCCTATGTCTACGATGGGGATGCAGAGTTGTATAGATTCCTACTCAACCACGGTGGATGCGAGTCTTGCGGTAGATATGTGAGTATAGAGGAGTTGTTTCACGGTGAGGATAAGGGCATCTCTTGCTGTACATACTGTCTAGAAGAGAAGCCAAAGGACGAAGCGAGAGAACTACCGACAGGCTCACTGTACGGTGAACATGCTGCTGCTAGGGTAGACGCTATAAGGACAGCTGTAGCCAACCACACCGCAGATATAGCTACTCTAGAGAAACTGTATAACAAGATGCGTAGCTCTAACATAGAGGCTCACGCTTTCTTAGGGGGCAGGATCAACGCACTAGCAGCGCAAGTGGAATATCTACAGTCCAGAGTAAAGGAGATACCTAATGATTCTTGAGTATCGGAAGGATGAAGAAGGCTGTGAGGTACAGGTCATACTGTCTAGAGAAGAAGCTCTGGTACTGATCGAAGACCTAGACAACATACACTGTTACTGCGAAGACGACTACGATCAAACGTACAACATGCCTGTACTACACGGTATGTTCGAGGAGATGAAACCTAAGCTAGAGGAAGATCAACATGCCCAAGGCAGCGAAGACAAACGACAAGAAGAAAGAGAAGAAGGCACCAAAGAAACTTCGCATTGATGTCAAGCCGACTGTCACTATCACCAACGGTCCGAAGATCAAGAGCTATGATGGGTACGGCTTCTACAGTGGTACTCAAACATTGAACGGCACTATCAAAGACGGTAAGTTCAAAGCAGAGCTTGGTTGTTATCACCCAACCTTCACCCGTGCTGACATCAAGGCGATGATCAAGTTCTGGACTCAGCTTGACGAGGCGATGGACATCAAGTTCGTCATCGCTAAGAAGGGAGCGAAGAAGTAATGCAAGACCTAATGCATCAGGAGGTGGCCCATAGATGACTAGAAAAGACTACATCAAGACCGCTGAGATGATAGCGTATGAGCCTCGTAATCATGCGGGGCTTACGTTGTTCATCTGTAAGCTGTACTCACAGTACGAGAACTTTGATGAGTACAAGTTCAGGAAGTACGTAGCTAAGTTGTTACATGGCAGGGGGTTAGGGTTTGCAGCATACGCTGTTACACCCGAGCCTACTGACGATACGCAACTGCACCTAGAGGAGAAACCGTGATGGCAGAGAAAGAGAACCCAGTAGAGGAGACACTGGAGTTAGTACCATCGTCAGAGAAAGAGAACGGCAAGTCTACTCTCCCTCTAGAGTGGCCGGAGATGGTGTCCGAACACGCATCACTTGATACCGTTCTCAAGGTAGCGTTCAACTCCATACTCAAGGAGTTTTACAAGAGCATCTCTGATAAGTTCATGGATGAGATGCTAACGAGAGCGAAGAACATGCTTGGTGATGAGGTGAACAGACACATCAATCGTATCTCTAGGGGTGGAGACTACCCTCAAGAATGGGATGATCTATGTGGCAGACTATCCTATCTAGAGGACGAAACACCAAGCTTGGATACGGTGCGGGAAACAGCCGCCGATGTCGCTACTGATGCAGCGTATGAGGCTGCTAGGGATGCGATACAGGAGATAGACTTCGAGCGTGAGTGTGATGATCTCATCGAAGCCAAGGTAGACAGTGCCAAGGATGATCTATTCTATGACCTGTCTAGAGACCTTGAGAAGTTCGTGCTTGATAAGCTAGGTAAGCACAACACTGACGATGGTGCTGACTTGAAGCGCATGAGTGATGACATAGCTCAGTTACAGCGTGATAAGCAGACCATCGTTGACAGTTATAACCTACTCAAGACCAGAGTAGAGGGGTTGGAGAACACCACTGATCTAGGACGCCTGAAGAAGCAGGTTGATGCTGTGATAGAAGACATCAATCACATCACATCCACTACAGAAGAAGCCAGTAACATGGTACGCGAGACATCAGATGCGTTGGATCGTGTAGGCAGGCACCTCTCTAGTGCCGGAGATGCAGCGCGTGGCTGTTGATGCTTTGTGTTACACGCTTTGTGTTACACTGAGAGGGCAGCTGGCCCTATCTTAGCTAGTAGAAACGTCATCCTTTCTAGTACACTTTTGCAGTACCCCTTGAAGCAGGTACTCTCCAGTACCCTACTAGTTAGCCAGCTACCCCTCAGTTCTACAAGTAACAGTGTTTGCGGCCACCGTAGATTGGGGTGTCGGTCGGTCGCACTACTCACTTAGCTAGAAGGAGAGTTGTATGAACTGGTACATGGCAGCACTAGCGATTGCGCTAGGGATCTTCGTAGCCAACCTAGCTAACATGCTAGTCATGGCTGGGGTCAGACAGTGGACCCTGAAGAAGATGCAGAGGCAGATGGCAGAGCAGGCACAAGCCCTGCAAGACGAGTTTGAACAGAAGCACGGCGGTCTCGGGGATGAACTGGAATCCTTGAGAGACGAGGGGGTGATCTAGATGAAAGCCAAGTTCCTCAAATGGCTGGAGCGCAAGCTGTTCGAGTGGTTCACTTGGAGAGTCGTTACCAAGACTGAATGGACACACATCGACAACGCCATTCAAGAGCTGAACCGCTACTACCATACCAGTGGGTACCTGAGCAGCACTGGCAAGCACATCAAGAAGAAGCTCCGGCGCAAGATAGGGAACATCAATCGTGCAGTATACAGAGACATAGCTGGGAAGTACCAACCCAAGTGAGGTGAGACTGTGGCTACTGACAAGCAAGAGGATATGTTCGAGGGAACAGAGTTCGATGCTGATGTTCTTATCCAGTCTGAGGTAGAAAGAGTGGATAGGATCTATAGTACTGGAAGACCACGTATACACCCAAGGCTCTATGGTACAGAGCGTTGGGTCAAGTACTTGCTAGAGAAACACATAGATCTCGTTAGTCAGTGGGGTGGATGGCGTTGGCATGGTCCTTGGACCAAGATGAACGGCATCACTGAGGAGCAGGTAGGTGCATCACTGAGAAGCATGAACTGCCAGTGGAGTAGGGTGAAGAAGCAGATAATTGATCTTCACTGGCTAGAGCTAGACCAGAAGTATGGATTCTCAGACCCCATTCAGCCTCTAGCGTTCGATAGTTGGTCTGGTAGAGTGGTAAACAACGAGTACACACCGAGAGAACGGGAAAGGATGGATGAGCAGTCTCTTGTGCAGATGGCGCTATCTTTCTTTGAGCCGAGTCTGGAGTGTTCATGGCTCAGTCATCGTACTGCACAGACAGAGCATGAAGTATATCTCACTTATCACAGACACCGTTGGTCTTTCCTAGATGCACGAGAGCTGCTGGTGAGAACGAGGATTGAGGGAGAACTGCCCGACGACAGCGAGCCTATACTCATCAAGAAAGGTCAACGTGTGTCTGCTGCTGCTCTGCGTAAGGTTAGACAGACAGCCAAGCACCCATTTGTGAATAAGGTGCTCACTAAAGAGCAGATCAATGACTGTATAGGTGTGTGGGAGCATCTCTTTGAGAACATTGGTCATCAGTGGTCTAACACCACAGCGTATTCAGCAGTCACGTTCTCCTGTGCCCCGTCCACGTTTCTCAAGTTGGGGGAGATGGGCGATGGCTCTTGCTTCCGTGCCGGTGGAGAGTACGAGATCTCCAGAATGGTGATAGCAGAGGCTAAGAACTCCATAGTCTCAATGGTCTATCGTAATGATACTGGCGTGACTCCCAATGCTCTGCCTAAACCGGAGTCACTGTTAGTAGGTAGGGCACACCCTGTATCTGGCAGAGCGTGGGGTATAGGAGTACCCTCACTTGGCTGCTCGTTGACCAACTTCTATACACTACCAAGAGCGACACAGATACCACTCTTGAAAGCCGCAGCATCAACAGCTTTCAAGTGTACTCAGCCAGTCACGGACGAACACTCGGACGGGAGTCCTCTTAGTAGTCTTGGCCGTGGTGATCTGGTGTATCACAATGGAGACTCTATAGATCTCGTCAGCAGAGTGAACATCAACCTGTATACAACCAAACTCATCGAGTGTGTTAGGGATGGAAGCACTATCTCTGACTATTACGAGAACGTTAGACCAGACGAGGAGGACGAATACTATGAACCAGCCGACCCTGAAGATGATAGAGAGTGGATCTGAGGAGACTGTCAGTCCACTGATGGCGCAGTATGTGGAGGAGATGCGCTTCAGGACACAGCTTACAGAGTTCATGCAGATGGATGAGAGAGAGGTACTGAAAAGGTTCCACTCTCTAGACAGGGATAAAGGCATCAACACCGAGCTGTACTGCTATATCGAAGGGACAAGAGAGGACAAGGTTCTGTTAGTAGCACACGCAGACACCGTGTTCCCTTCGCCGCCGTCCTCTATCAACTGGACTGGTAACACAGCAGTCAACGGTGCGCCCCGTATCACTGTTATTGAGAAGGGTGTAACCAAGTACATCAACAACCCCAACGGCATCGGCGCAGATGACAGAGCAGGGTGCGCTATGTTGTGGAATCTCAAGCACTTAGGGCACTCCATTCTAATCACTACTGGTGAGGAGAGTGGGTGTGTCGGTGCTATGGCTGCGGCCCATGATCTCAAGGACAGACTGGGCAAGCATCAGTTTGCAGTAGAGATAGACAGACGGGGTGACAGAGAGTACGTGTTCTATGACGTCAGTACCGACGAGTTCGAGGACTGGACAAGAGCGCAGACTCATGGTTTCTGGCATGAAGGGTTCGGTACCTACACTGACATCACCTTCATTTGTGAGAGAGTAGGTATCTGCGGAGTGAACTTCAGTGCGGGCTACCAGTTTGAACACACCCAATACGAGAGCCTGAATCTGGATGCGTGGATGAGAACCCACGCCATGCTGACAGAGATACTCAGTAAGGAGGAGATACCCAAGTTCCCTTTAACTATAAGGGCATCTACAAGTGGGGTGTGGCACGGAGGCTGGGACGAAAGATGGCTAGACTGGTCGGGAGATCCAGAGGAGTGGGCTCGTACAAAGAAGTCTGGCGATCACCGGATGAGAAGAAGGTCTGATACATACTACTGTGACACCTGTGGTTGGCCTGAAGAAGACTGTGCTTGTGATGAAAACGCAGACGGTGAGATCCTTTGTCTATACTGTGGCTCACTGATAAACAACTGCCTGTGTCGCATGGCAATAGAGTCGTCACCGGATAGCTGCCCTTCTTGCGGTAGTGTCACTGATTACGACAAGCATGACGAGATCTGCTTGAGATGTGACGTAGACAGGGTAGTAGATTTGGGGAGTGACTAATGGAAGCAGCCTGCCTAGTATGTCTAGTAGTGCTGCTGTTTAGTTCATCTCTCAGAAAGGAATGACATGGCTAGACGTACAGCAACGAAACGCATCAGCCTCAGCTTTACACTATCTGATCTGGTGCTCTTGCTAGGAGGACTGTACTCCTTGCCTCCTGATTCTCTAGGTCTGAAGACATTGAAGCTCTACCTAGAGATAAACACTGAGGAGTTGAAGGAAGCTCTAGAGTCTACAGGTACAGAGTTTGCGGCTGCCGTAACTTTGGGGCGGGAGTTGGCGGCGGCTGAAGTCAGTTTGCCTGAGTGTAGTGAGCTAAAGGTATACAAAGATGACTAGAGTAATCGCACTGAGTACAGTCTTGGTTCTCGCAGGCTTACTAGTAGATATGATACCTACCAGTGTGGTGCTGATAGGTGTCTTCCTAGTAACCATCTGGTTCTACAAGGTAGTATGGAAGGAGGTACTACAGTACCCTTGGAAGTGTGCTAAGTGTAAGTACGGACTGCACTTAGACGAGAAGGATCTGGACGAGTGCCCAATCTGTGGCACTATCATACCTCACTAAGGAGGTGGTTAGCATGACGCTTTATCAGCATTTTAGCAAGCCACTGTACAGGAAGCTGGAGAAGGCTGACAATCTAGCCTTCGCAGCATTCATCATCATACTGATGATGTTACTGATAGTGGTCGCTATCGTGGTGTGGCCACTGTTAGTGATCTGGGCACTCAACACAGCGTTCGGGTTCACTATACCCTACACTCTCAAGATGTGGGCGGCTGTGCTTCTCTTACTACACGCAGTCAAAGCACACTCGCAGACAGAAACAGAGAAGCAGTCTAGCTAGTTCTAGACTACCTACTAACCCGCGCCCCTGTAGTTTAACAAGTAAAACGTCAGCCTTTCAAGCTGGAGTTCTCCTGTGCAAGTCAGGGCGGGGGCGTTCACTATCAAGAGGGAGGTGTAGTATGCTGGTAGAAGTGATGCGCTGGGCGGCAGTGGTGTTCTACACAGGAGGTTTCCTGTGCTTACTGATTTACCTTGGGCTGTGTATCTGGAATCAGTACGATGGCTACTGTTTCAAGCACAGTAAAGGCAGGTTCAAACACTGAAGGAGACAGGGCTAGAGTGGCTAGACCAAAATCCCAATTACCAAGGTCGCATCTTCTTAGAAGTGCAAGTTGGGTAGAAGAGGCCACTCTAGACCCTTCCCCTTTTTTACCTATAGATCACTAGCAAGGAGGTGATTAACGTGGATGAGGAGAGACTTACAGACATCATCGAAGACTGGCTAGACGGGATGCGGCTCATCATTCTCTGCGTTGCAGGGGTTCGCGAGTTCGAGAATAAGCAACGTAGTCTGGCCAGAGCACTAGCACAGTGGATTCTAGAGCGAGAAGAATCTGGCTAGATGCTTCCTATTTACACTCTGAACAGCGCCTCTCTTTCTAGAGTAAGAACAGTGACGCCTCTAGATGCTAGTTTATGCTAGTTATGCTAGTATATATATACTAGTTAAGCTAGGTACAGTGTTTGCGGCTGTCATACCTTTGGGCAGAGGCGACACGGCGCACTACCACCAACTAGGAGGAGTCATGGCTCGCAAAGTATTTAGCTATGTGTTCGTGGTTCTAGGCGAGGGGACGTTTCCCCTTGACATGCTACGCTATGATCGTTGCTGCCCAGTAACAGGCGACGATGTAGACTCACTGCTGTACAAGAAAGAGAGAGAGATCATACTGGTACACTACGACTGCAAGAACTGGGAACCCAGCGGAAGATGGGCGTCCTTCGGCTGGCGAGTAGTTTCTTGCACAGAGGGGAACACAATCAACGAATAGATCCTCACTAGCAAGTCGATGCCCTCTAGCAAGACAGAGGGCATCGGCCTCCTCTTTACACTCTTAGAGGCAGCTCTCTTGCGAGTGCAGGCGCACGCACGCACGCACGCGCACGCATACGCACGCGAGGCGTTTGTAAGCTGGCCCACAAGTTTGCGGCTGTCGTAGGTTTGTTCAGAGCGGCTCGCGGTGGGTCGCTCGTGGTGTTTCTCAAGCTAGGAGAGAACATGGCTGGAAAGAAGATCGGGATTCTGGATGCAATCTTGAAGGCAGTAGCTTTTGCTGCCAAGGTGAATACCGAGATTGCAAGAGACCACGGCACACTGCCAGAGGATGAGCAGTATGTCTACGTGGCACCCCACTTCAAACTGCTGGACAAAAGCGCCTCTCTCAGGGATCGAGTCCTGATGGGAGTCCAGTCTGGCAAGATCTCTGGAGTCTTCAAGACCAAGGCTCAGATAGAGGCTCTGGAGGATGACTGGTATAAGAGCCGCGAAGCCATCAATGTCTTCATCGATGCTTGCAAGAGTCTCGAAGAAGATGGGAAGCTCCAGAAGCGATGGATCACTCCGAGAGGGAACTATCCCGGCTACTTCGCTCTCAAGATCGCCGGAGCGACTCGGAGCAAGTCTGGCAAGACCACTCGCCAGACTGGGAAACCCTCAGTCTCGCAAGAGGACGTTGACGAGATGCTAGCCTAGCTAGCGAGAGGGACTAGCAGGGGGCTCGCAAGAGCCCCTTGCTAGGGTCCCATAGGCACTTGCAAGCTGCGCTTGCAAGGCCCCCCTTACCCCAATTGGGAGGGTCCTTCCGTCCCACATGCTCGAAATGCTTCCTTTTACACATGGATAGAGGGGTGTTAATGTATGATTATGTTAGACTTTCTCTTGTTACTGTTTTGGGGAGTAGTGGTTCCTCTTGGTTTTGGTTGGTTATTCTGGGTAGTGACTACACCTAGAGATAAATATACCCGCTAGGGTATAGTACAGTTTACACTAACTGGTTACTGTAAAATAGAAGGGGGGTCTAGTTTCTTCTCGAACCAGATATACCCACTAGCAGTGTTCTCTGGGTAGAAGTACTCCCAGCCCTCACGGAGGAAGGATCTGGCAGAAGAGACGTTCTCAACCCAAGTGTAGGACACAATACGGGAATATCCGGCGTCACGAGCCCATTTTGTACACGTTCTTACCATTCTGCGCCCCAAACCGCGCCCACGGGCACTTGCCAGTAGACCGATATATGACACAAAAGCGGCCTCTGGGGCCATATCTGTCTCATCTATGGAGCAGAACCCCACTGGCTCGCTGTTATTCCATACTAGCCAGACCGCCTTGGCTTGATTTGGGTCCCAAGTCTCTGCCTCGAAGAGTAAATCGTGAATTGACCTAGCGTAGACCAGCTCCTCCTGTGTGGTCACACGCTTTAACTTCATGGAATACCTGTAATTTAGGTTACATTACTGCATTTCTACGTACTTGTACACTAGCTCCCTGCCCTTCCATCTGTCCAGTCGGTATACGAGCTTGGGAAACTCCGGCATCAGGGGTATTTTGGGCTCATCCTTCAGCCACATGAGGTCATGTGTGGGTATATACACCGGAAATACGTACTCAGGGGGCGGCTCAGGCCCCGGGACAGCGATTACTTCCCCATCCTTGGGCCCTCCCACCAATTCTACGATGAAACCGCTCTCAGAGGGTTTAGGACTCGTCTTCTTGGTCATCTTTCCACTCTGAGCTAGGGATTATATCTATTATGGGTCCCATTCCTGACTCTTTGGAGATCTGTTCTATTGCTTGTTCTATGTCCTCTAGAGTGAGGCATACCGAAGCTGGTCCTCCCGGTATAGTCTTACCGCACCACTGGCACTCAGTACCGGCCTTGTCGGGGTTAAACACCAACCATCTAGCCCCCAGACCACGATCATAGCATCTACACTCCTTTTTACTCATCAGGAGCCTCCTCCCACCCACATACAGTGCATATCTTGAAAGTACCCAGCTCGTTGGTGAAAGACTGCCATACAGGCTCATGGTACGACAGGTCTTCGTCATTGAACTCTTTGTACGCCTCTCTGTACTCCTCACTCTCGTACCCCGGGCACCCCTTCACCTCCTTGGTTTCCACTGTATGCACTACCTGATCGTAGGACACCTGCCCCTGTATCTTCAGTGCACACCGCCTGAGAGCCCCCACGAAGGCATCCAACTGGTTCTCAAAGACCAGAATGTGATCCTTACCACCTTTTGCGTACCCATGAATCGTGAGGTACTTGCCAGTAGCAGTCTCCCCCATATTGAAGAAGAAGGTCTTCCCGTTGATGGATACCTTCTCCAGAGTCTTGTTATCGCGCTTCGAGTCAGCCATTAGTCCTCCCCTAGTCTCTTTTTGAGGTGGTGTATCAGCTCTCTCTGCTGTGATATAGCCCTTTCTTGATACTCAATGGTTTGTTTCCTACCCAACATCTTACTGATGTACTGTGCGGACTCGCTAGGGCTCAGGTACTTCCACTTCTTCCCCCCTTCGGACTCTACGAACAGGTCTTCGTTCTCACCTCTTGCAACCACTTGTTCTTGGGTCCTTACAAACGGCATAGCTGCCATCAATGCACCCAGCCTACCTAGAAACTTCCTTCTCTCCATCTTCTTTTCTCTCCTCTGTACTCTATAACGTATATATAATGTATTACAATACATTAGTATTATAATACGTATGCGAACGCAGCAATCTAACTCTTCAGCTTTCATGGCGCAAATTTGACGAGTACTAGAGCCTCCCCGTATTCTACCCATGCCTAGCGCACATCCCCATCTCCTTTCCTCTTCGCAGCTGGCCCCCGCTTGGGGGTTGGCTGCTTAGAGGGTATATTGCGAGGCATTATGGACATTGTAGACATTCTCAACGACTTGATGAAGGAGGGGGGAACTCCCCAACAGATAGACCAACTGCATGACACTCTACGCCTGCTAGGTGTAGTACTCGGTCAGATGGCTCTCCTAGACGTAGTAACAGACCCCAACGCTAAAGATGCACCCAAAGTTGCAGCCGCTCGTGCGCTCATGGACTTGAAAGAGAAGCCAGAGCATATCGCAGAGAGGCTGAAGGCGGCTCCATTTGCCGGATTGACACTTGAGGAGATTCAGGACATTCTACAGGAGATGAAAGAGGGAGACTACGACTTGCAGTCTCTCATAAACAAAAAGAAACTCGCTAAGGGACGGTTGGAGGCAAAATAGTGAGTACATATTACATGCGTGCAGATGGTACTGCTGCTGATAAGGAAACTGCAACAGGACCAACCACAGATGCTACCAAGTGCATGAATGTCACCGTTCATAACGCTGAGTCGTTTGATCCCGGTGACGTTATCGTTTTATCACACCGGGGCGGTGATTATGACACCTCGGGTATCTTTTTCGGTCTCACTATCCCTTCTAGCGGTGATGCTTCTGATGACATCGTGTATCGCGGGGAAGACCGGGACAACAGACCAGTACTTAACCACAGCGTAGAAAGAACGGGCTGGACCTACGAGAACCCTCTCTGGTACGTTACAGTCGGTGCTGAGCCTAGCTGTGTCATCTTCGACGGTGCTCGACTGGTGGAGGAGCTGGTCAAAGGCAACACGGGTACTGGAGAGTACTATTGGGACAGCGGGAACTCCCGTGTTTATGTAGCCGATGATCCTTCCAGTGCTACTGTAGAGACCACATCAGGAGGTAACGGGGTACGTATTGCGAGTAAGTCCTACATCACCTTCCGAGACATAATTGTAGAGAAAGCTGGTGCTGGAATCAATCTTGTAGGTAATTCTTCTAATATTACTATACGTAGAGTACTGGCACAGTTGAATGATGGCGTAGGGATCTTCTCGTGGGATGCTGCTTTGGATCGCACCGATATTATCGTGGATGACTGTGAGGCGTATCGTAACTGGGAGAGCGGAATCCTGCTCACTGGTAAATCTACTGACTCGCAGATCATCAACTGTCATTCCCACGAGAACTGCCAGAACCACCCGACTACACAATTCGCTGCCGGAATCAAGGTAATCAGCGACAGTGGCGATCCTGTAACTGGTGTGATCTTTGAAGACAACGTAGCCCACGATAACGGTACTGGGTCTTCTCACTTCGGTACTGGGCAGGGTATCTGGATGGATACAGTGGGTAGCGATTGTATTATGCGGCGTAACTTGTCCTACGACAATAAAGAAGTCGGTATCTACATGGAGTGGGCTGGTAATAACTCTGGTGTTATTGTGGCCTACAACATCTCCCACGACAACGAAGATGGCGTGAGATTAGGCCGTCGCAGCCAGAATGTTCTGGTAGCTAACAACGCCGCATACAACAACACTACTTACGGTTTGGTTGTTGCCGGTGAGTCTCCCGGTGATCCTCTTGGTATGGATAACAACATCATCAGAAATAACATCGCCAGCGGCAACGGCACGGAGTTTGGTGCTATCTACGGTGGTGAGAACGATGGTACTTTCGGTACTGGGAACGTCTACGATCACAACTGCTTCGGCGCTGAAGCCGCTAGCTTTATTGAGTGGGGGCTCAGTACTTACCACAGTACTTACGATGCTTGGGAAGCGGTGTACGGTGAGTGGGCTGAATGTGTAGAAGCTGACCCGCTGTGGACTGATCCCGGTAACGGAGACTTCACTCTGCAAGATACCTCACCTTGCGTCAAGAGTGGTATAGATGTGGGGCTAACAGAAGATTTCATTGGTAACTCAATCAGTCACCCCCCTGACTTGGGTGCTTACACATTAGAATTGGAGACAACAGGAATGAGACGTATCAGTGCAGCCCACTTTGAGGGCATGATGGCTATGCTGAACCTTGCTGGTCTCCGTATCTTGGTCGAGGATTCGGTATCTATCAACACTGCATCAGCGAACTCGTATACGGTAGCTAACCAAGCGACACGCAGACTTGTCTGTATACACGAGAGAACCACATTCGGTGATATTCGTGTTTCAGTGTTAGGTACAGCTGGTGCCACAGACTTCCCTGTACTGGGAGAAAGGTACTTCACTTTAGACGTTGAGAAGGGCGATGATATATCGTTCTACAACGCCAATGCTAGTACCACCGTAGTTTATGTGCTGGAGACAGACTAATGCTGGCAAGAATCTGGGCTTGGATCAAGCGCCAGTGGCATAAGTTTTGGGACTGGGTTCATGGCCGGAAGCTGCGTAGGATAACGCAGTCTGTAAAAGGTACTCGTATTGTACCTATGGCTATGGCTGCTCGTGATGCTGGCAAGCTGCCTCGACCTGTGCAGAAGCTAGAACAGATGCAAGCTAAGCTGTCGGGCTCCAAGTACGAGCTGAAGAGACGAGGTGGAGGTCTGTATCTCGCTGAGTTTCACTGGAAGGGTATGAAGTTCTACTCTCATGGTGGGACTCCCGGTATCGCAGTCCGTAACCTGTTGAATCGCATCGAAGCACTGGATAATGACTAGGAGAGTACTTACTAGAGAATGTGGTGGTTGTACAGCTTGTTGTTACGTGATAAAAGTAGAACAGCTGTCTAAACCGTTCAGGTCTGTTTGCCCTTTTGTGGTGATAGGTCAAGGTTGTGGTATATGGGGTGGTCCCGGTGGACCCGGGGGACAGCCAGAGGTTTGCGCTAAATACCGTTGTGCGTGGCTCTCTGGGTACGGCGATGAGGAAGACAGGCCAGATGTGTCTGGTATACTGGTGGATAGACGTGATCTGGGGTTGGCTGCGATAGGAGTAAGAGAAGGTTACGAGAAGACACCGAAAGCAAGATTGGCTATGGAACGTATTTCTAGGGATGCGGGTGAGCTAGTTACGCTGACAGATAGAATGTTGGAACCTGTTGAGGTAATAGAATGGCAGTCGTAGCAATTGACATTACGGGTATTCAACGCCTCGATACTGCTGAGGCAACAACTAACTGGACTAAGATCACGCAGGCTGTGGCTCAAGAGCCCGATATTGTTTGGCAAGGGACCTACAGTGTGAGTGGTAAGATTGGTACGTCTCTGGCTGGCCATTACCTGTCTGGTGGTACGGGAATGCCACTCAACATGACAACGGATACTCAAGATGTTGTTATGATGAAGCAGATTTGGACCAACTATGCGGTATTACAGTCGGTTGAGTCTGCCTCAGCTCGTATAGGATCTGGCACAGGTGCTTACTATGCTTACTACATCGCTGACGATGGTACGCAAGGCGACATTGACTACCCAGCCAAAGGTGGGTGGTTGATCTCTCCGATAGACCCAAACATTACTGCGTGGCGTGATGGGGTGGTTGGTAGCCCGAGTCTTACGGCTGTAGACTATATCGCAACGCTCGGTTATTTCACCGCAACGTCTAAGTCTGAGAATGTTTGTACGGACTCGGTGGATGTAGGTGACGGTATGTTTCTTACAGGTGGCGATACGGCTCCAGCAGGTGCGTGGCAGGACTTTGTGGATAAGGACGAGAACCAACCGAGTACGGGGCGTTTTGGGTATTTCACGACTATCGAAGGTATTATCTATGTTTTCGGTACCCACTGGATCGGTCGAACCAGCACCCCGACAACTACTCTCACTGAGTTCTTCGATGAGCTACAGACTCTCGTATTCCCGGGTGGCCGTGTAGGTGCTGGTTGGAATGCTATCAAGCTGGATCTCGGTAACGCTTCAACCGACATCGACTTTTTTAACGTCACTCATAAGGGCGTAGGACGCTCTGAACATAAGAAGTATTTTGATACGGAGTATGAAGTAGATGGCACCAATGAAGAGCTAGACATCACAGCTCACGGATTTCTTACTGGTGATGCGGTTATCTACAGTAAGGAAGGTGGTACAGAAGCTATCGGTCTGACTGACACCAACGAGTACTTTGTCGAGTACATGACTGCTGATACTATTGCTCTCCACACTACGCGACAGGGAGCTTACACAGCCGGTACACCAGTAGGTCTAACAGCCTCTACCTCTACTAACGCAGAGAACCATAGCCTGACTCGTACACCGGATACTAGACCTGACCTGACAGCCACAGGGACCGCTGGAGACTTCTTAGCCGATGGCTGTGCGTTTCTTGGTTGGAGACAGATTGTCTTAACTAGTGCTTGTGAGCTGAATGGTTGCACTATCGTTGAGGCTCACTTCATAGACATTAACACCTCTACTGGAGCTACAATCGACGGGTGTGTTATAGACTCCCCGACTACGGCTCCCGGTGAGACGTTCCTTAAGACCAACACTGTAGCCAACATCCAGAACAACGAGTTCATAGCTGGAGACAATGGTGGTCACGCGATTGAACTGACTTCTGCCGCTGGTAGCCCTTACAGCCTTGCAGGTAACACCTTCACAGGTTGGGGTCCCACGCACAAGACTTTCAACGCTCAGGATATTGGTAGCGGCGGTGACGTGGATGACGCGAACGATGAAGTGGACATTACAGGGCATGGCTTTACGTCTGGAGACCCTGTATACTACTCCGACGAAGGCGGTACACAGCTTAGTGGTCTAGTTGACCAGACTATGTACTACGTGAGAGCTGTAACAGCTAACGCTATCAGTTTCCATGATACTGAGTATGGAGCCCTCAACAACACCAACAAGATCGCAATTACGGCTGGTTCAGACGAAGATCATGCGATCTACAGCGCCAATGCGGCTCTATACAACAGCTCTGGTGGAGCGGTCACGATCAATGTGTCTGACGGCAACGTGCCCACGATACGCAACTCTGCTGGCTCTAGCACGACAATCGTGGCTAGTGTGAGCGTGACTTTCACTAATCTAATCAATGGGACAGAAGTGAGAGTCTTTGATGCTGGGGATAACAGTGACATCGCAGGAACAGAGAGTGTAACAGGTAACCAGTTCCAATTCTCAGATGAGGCTGCTAACGTGGTGCATGTACACTTTATTAAGAAGGACTATGTGTTTATCCGATTGGACAACTATACAATACCCGCTACTGCGGTGTCGTTCCCTGTTGTCCAACAGTTCGACCGTAACTACTCTAATCCATAAGGACTAGACATTTGGACACGAAATTCCCTACAGTTATACACGGAGACGAGACTCCAACTCGGTGCATCAACCCGATTTGTGAGATCGAACTCGCTCGTGGGGATACATACAAAATCAGCCCCGAGGGTCCGCTCTGCGTGCCCTGCGGACAAGTGCGGGAGTTCGAGCTAAATAGGGCTCGACTACGCGCAGAGAAAGCAAGCAACGTCAACCAGTTTGAGGTACTGTAATGGCAATCGTAACGGACCCGGATAGCCTTGATAGACAACAGGTTATCTTCAATATTGATCAGAAGCTCTTGTACGTAAAAGGAGTCGGTACTGCAACTGACTCTGGTACAAACGGGAGCTTCGATGCAGACAACCCCGGGGCAGGTGAACACCGATTCACTGCTTCTGGAGAGAACTTTGATGTCTCTGGAGCTGCGGTAGGAGATATTGTATGCATTGAGACTATGCGTAATGCGGGAGCTGGTCCCGCGAAGAACGCTGGTCACTGGAAAATCAAGAGCGTTGATTCTGCTACTCAGCTTACTCTGGAGGAGTACGATACAGGAGAAGAGGCTACTCCAGTAGACGAGATTACAGGCGACTATGTGTATAGTGTCAGACCTCCTACTGGCGGCACTATTGAGGCAGGCGGTGCTGTCTTGTTCATAGATACAGGAGTTACCTTGCAGTGTCTCTACTCTTTCAGTAAAGAGGAGTGGAAGGACGATAACTACCTGAACAAGATCCAATTCCCCTTTGAGCTGATCACAAGAGAACAGGGTGAGATCGGTGGTGGTAACGAGAACAGTGATTGGGACTTCGGTAACGATGCTACTCGGGAGCTGATCCGTACTGGTGGGTTTGACGACAAGAACACAGCCGGTACGAGCCAGCGGCTCTACGCCGGTATTGTCACCTTGGGTAGCTTGGATACTGATACTCAGGTGTACTACCAACAGGTTGATGAAGACGAACCGCCTGCGGACTTCGCCCGTACAGGAGCGGTGAATACACCTTTGCTGGTGTACACTAACCCTACACCAGACAACCGCACGTACCTGAAGCTGTTTGCTAGGAAGAAGGCCAGAACCTACGACAGTTCAGAGATCGCTGACATTGATGTGACCTCGATTGAGGGTATCGTAAACCGATTCCCTCTAGCTCATATTGAGGACCCAGCTATCACAGCTCAAGACGCGCAGATAGATGGCGCTCCAGACTACTTCACCTCGATCAGTATTGATACTGTAACTGCTGCGGATGTTACAGCGTCTACACGCACTATCACTAAGACGGGTGAGAACTTCACGACTACAGTGACAGTGGGTGATATTCTCTACTTTACTGCTGGAACAAACAGCGGTAATTACTATGAAGTTGAGACTGTCACTGACGATACTAACCTTGTTGTGACAGCAGCTTCAGCAACGGAAGGTAGTTTGTCTGATGCTACTGGTACTGAGTCCTTCACGGTCTATACACCTTGGGTGCGTGTGACTGCTGGTACAGGTGCTATCGCTGACGTTGACGGCGCGACTGGTACGTTGATTGACTCTACAGTGGCTAACTTCAACACTACGGACTCCCGAGGGGCTAGGGCTGTTGCTGCTAACGACATTGTGGTGATCACGGAGGCTGCTTCTAACCATCGTGGAGCTTACAAGGTTGTGAGTCAAGACTCAGCTACACAGCTAACTTTGAACACTAGTGACCGTATCTTTACGTCTCAGAGTGCCTACGATTACGAGATCTTCGTTCCTTCGATGCACATTGAGTACAAGAGCGAGACTCGCAGCACAGTGACTCACAGTACCGACAATATGACATTCAACGATGATGGTGGCTCTGGTTACAGCACCATGACTCGTAGCTCTGGTTCGTGGATCACGGATGGTTACGAAGATGGAGACCTGATCGTAGTCGCTGGTACTTCTAGCAACAACGGTACCTTCTCTATCCAAAGCGTGGATAACGCGACTGTAATCACACTGAACAGCATCCATACACTGACCGATGAAGGGCCTACTTCTAGTGGTACAACGAACGGCACAGGACACTTCGCTAGGTCTGGTTTCGCGCCTGATACTGCTGATGTGTTCCCGTTCGAGTGGCGTATGTTCGGCAACGATCAGTCTCTTGCAGAATGCTTCCAGTTTATTCAGAGGCAGCTGCGAATCGACGCTGATATTGACCGAGGCCCGGGCACCAGTAACGGCAAGGTTACTGACCCGTTGATGTCATTCGTTGATCCTAACGGTGTAGGTCTGAATATGTTCATTGATGACCTACTCTCGACAGACATCAATAACAGTGCCTTTTTAACGGCGTGGCACTCTGCAACTGGTGGTTCTAACATTACGTTGCCGTTTACTTCTGGTGTCACGATTACTGTATCACAGACTCTTATCGACGCTGCACCCAACAACAGGGTGACTGCATACTTTGACGATCCAGATGGTACTCCGTCTTCGGGCGATGAATACGGTACGGCTGGTGCAATCGTTGTGGACGATAAGGACGGTGTGGACATTGACTATACCAACGTCACCACGGACATCAGTACTACGTTCGCGTATGACACTAACGCACAGGGGGGCAGAACACCCGGGACCAATGCTGATGTAACGGTGGTTGGTATAGGTACAACAGATGCTCAGTTCGCTCTCTCTACTCGAACGATTACGAGGACGAACGAAAACCCGGTTACCCTGACGGCTGCTCTTGAACGTAACTACAGTAACCCGTAAGCCGATTAGGGGTTACGCTCATGGCGGTCAAAGTGACCTACGACTACACGAACAAGCTCTTCATAGCTAAGGCTGGCGTGACAGAGATTGATGTTCAGGTAGATCTATATTCAGACTGGAAAGAAGACTGTCTTGATGACACGTTCTTCTTCGGTATGGTACAACCTTTGAGAACTACGGGGGGCGATGACCTCGGTGGTGGCAAGATCATCGCTCCCTATTTCTTCTTTCTCAACGGTTGGAAGTTGAGACCAGACGAAGCTAATCATACACTCACGATTAGTGGTAACTGGTATGATGACCCAGCCGGGGCTGGACTAATTGTGCCTACGGTTGGTGCGTATACAGTAAATGTTATTCTAGAGAGAGGTGTTGACGTGCTTGGTGTAGACTCGGCCAACGTCACTTCAATTTGGGGTAGCACTGAAGCTGCTGAGAAGTTGTCTATCTCAGCTACGGGGATAGTGAAAGGTACTGTGGTAGGAGCAGGTACAGTCGTTAGTTGTGTAACTGACCTGACAGAGGCCACGAATGACCACTACAATAACCGTGTCATTCTTTGGACAACAGGTAACCTGACGGACCAAATAGCCAAGGTCACTGACTACATTGGTGGTTCCAAGACTCTAGTATACAGTCAGGTGACTGAAGGTCCTGCCGATGGTGACGAGTTCATTCTGATCTAATGGCTAAGGAAGACTTCTTCACGTTCGTAAGGCTGGGGCTCTCTGGGGTGCCGAGGGCCAACCTTGCTTTTGAGATAGAAGAGGAAGAGCCTGAAGAGAAGAGATGGTGGAAGAGAGTGCCTGAGATATGGAGAACGAAGACGGATGACTAGGATAGTATCCCTTGAGGACATCGAACAAGAGATTAAGAGGCGACAATACGAGGACCCACTTAAGACGGTCTATACACCACATGCGATTCAATTATTGATACACGCTTCTCGTGCGGTATTGACTCTTGTGATTGGTGGTAACCGCAGTGGTAAGACTTTTTCTGCTGTGGCTGAAGCGTTGTACTACTGTTTAGGGCGCTCTGTGTACGCCGAGGTACCTGATCCGCCCGTTACGGTTTGGTACGTCATGCCCTCGTTTGGTATGTTCGAGAAGACTATCTATCCGATCTTCAAGCAACTCGTGCCGTGGAAAGAAGTGAAGAGCTTTTCTGAGCGTGATCACTACGTCAAGTTCAATAATGGCTCTATGCTGTACTTCATCTCTGCTGACCAGAGACAGATGCGTATTCAGGGCGCTTCTGTTGACTTCATTGTGATGGACGAGTCTCCCAACGAGAGTATCTATGGAGAGCTGATCGCTCGTCTAATCGACCGTGGGGGCCGGATGTTGATGGTCCTCGCCCCGGTGGATGCGAAGTCGTTCTGGATTCGTGACAAGATCTATGTTCCTCACCTTGCAGATGAGAGTGAGGGCACAGAGGTCATCAACATGCCTACGATTGATGATGAAGGTAACCCTCTCGTGCCCACGTATACGCGAGAGGAGATTGAACGTATGGCTAGCAAGTGGACTGACCCTGCTGAGCGTAGTGCTCGGTTGTATGGTGAGTTCATTGTTCGCTCTGGTCTCGTGTTCAAGTCATTCGACAGAGACGTTCACTTCATCAAACCTTTCAAGATACCTGACAATTACGTTCGGTGGGCGTGTGTAGATCCGCAGTATCACAGGTTTGCGTGTTTGTTCTTTACAGCTGATGAGCACGGGAACTATTATATCACCGACGAGTATTTCTCTCAGGATGAAACACTCGCCGCTCGCGCAGAGCGGATGGCAGTGATTGCAGGTGAAGTAGAACAATCAATACCAGTTTATGTGGATTCTGCGAACCCACAAGACATAGCAGAGCTTAACTATCACTTCGACCGGATTGCTGCCCCGTTAGGCGCGATTAGCCTGCCCATGAAGAAGGAGATCCACAAGATGGTTCTCCGAGTTCATTCGTACTTAGAGCCAGACATCGAAAGGAAGTTTCCTAAGATCACTAATATGGGAGACATGTTAGGAGCTCCTCGCCTCTTTGTGTTCGACTCTATAATCTCTACGTGGAGATGGAACGAGCAGAAGATGACTGTCTCTCGCTTGATTTGGGAACTGGAACGGTTATCGTGGGGGCAGAACGGTAAACCAGATAAGCAGTCTGCTGATGGCGCTGATGCTTGTGACTGTTTGATCTACGGTACCGCTATCCAAGCTTCTGGTGTTAGGCAACCGGAGAGAGAGAAGTGGAAAGATGGATTATCCTCTGGTGACATCGCTATTTGGAAGGCGATTGAGAGGCAAGATAAGAGGGGTATAGACTACTTGGATTACTTGGATTACTAGGAGAAGAGACATGGATGTGCTACTATTGGTGTTAGCTGGAGGTACCGGAGTCGGTATAGGGATGCTAGTTCTCTATTTGACTGCTGTACTTCCATTAGTTAAAACTCTGGAGGCTATGCGATACAGAGGCTTCGAGCCTGAACGTGAACTACCGGCTGAACCAGACGTGCCGAAGGTATCGCCACTTTGGGAAACCATACGAGAGTAAAGAATGCCTAGACACACAACAAACACGATTCCCGATCTGGGTAACCCTGACGATTTCGCTCGTTACTCTAAGCGACAGTGGGAGAGGTTGGACGGCTTCTACGGCTTTTGGGTAGAGCGTTGGCGCAGGGTTATAGACTTCATCAGATCCCAACATTGGCGTACCCTTCAAGAGATAGACGAGAAGAATATCCCCAAATGGAAGCAGTACCCAATTATCGACATGGTACTGGCCTCCTATATTGACTATATGACGCAGTGGTTGCAGTCAGACGTTCGTTTCTCTGCTATGCCTGCGTCTCCTTCCCATGACGATATTGTGGCCTCTAATCTAGCTGAAGGTGTACTGTCGTATCTCTGGGACAGTCTCGAAATGGACATTAACCGCATCGAACTGGGGGCATGGTTACTCGCCACCGGTAACGGTGCGTTAAGAGTGTACTGGGACACTAATACAGGGAACCTCTTACCACTAGCTAAGGAAGAGAATGGGGAGCTTATCCCAGTCTATCCAGATGGCTCCCCACTACCCCCCGGCATTGACCCGATCATGCTCGACGCTGGAGAGATCAACGTCGAACCTGTCTCTCCTCAGATGGTCCGTTGGATCACTGGTGGCCGCAAGGTCAAGGGAGTCATGGTTGGCTTCCTTCTAGATTACGATGAGGTGACTGAGAGATACGGCAGAGACAAGGCCGATACGTTGGGTTACAGTACGGACTGGGTTGGTGTCTCGTTAGATCTTATGGACATCCACGCTCCCTCTCTTGACCTAATGAAGACCGACAGAGCGTTGGTGATAGAGCACTACCTGCCAGCGTCTTATCGTCATCCAGAGGGGCTATGGTGGACGACTAGTGATACGAACGTCATTGTTCCTCCCTACCCGCTACCGGCTGGTAAGGTACCCATAGTCCCGTTCCGTTGGGCTCCACTCCCGGGCCACCCCACGATGGGTATGACCCCGCTGTACAGCATGAGTCACACTAACAAGCTGTATGATCGCGTGCTCGCTAAACAGCTAGAGTGGATGGAGAAGATCGTGCCTAAGACCCTACTAAAGTCAGGCGGTGGTGTGAAACCGGGAGACTTTAACAAGGAACCCGGGCAGGAGATTCCTGTTCACTCTGGAGCTGAGCCAGACTTTCTCTCGCCACCTGAGATGCCAGCTACCTACCGTGAGACTCGTGAAGAGATTAAGGACGCTCACTCTTATGTCGGACTCTACCAGTTCAATAATGAGAAAGAGCCTCTGCCGGGACAAGTAGAGAAGCGTCTCAGGCTTCCTTCTCGTGTCGGTAGACAGGGAGAGCAGACCCAACTCGCTGTAATTAATTCTCGTGCCTCATGGAAACAGATGGGTGAGGTACTGTTAGCCTACGTGGGTAGATTCTATACAGAACCTAGGGCTATTCAGATCATAGGACCTGATCGTGCATACCAGTGGAAGGAGTTCACCGGAACCGATTTGCGTAATCTTGAAGCAACGATTAAAGTTGACGAGATTTCGCTGTACCCGTGGGCGAAGCAGGAAATCCGTGATGCTGTGATTGCTGTACTGAGTACAGATGCGGGACAGATCCTCTTCGCTGACAAGACTGGTCAGTTGGATATGGGGAAGGTATCTAAAGCTATGCAGGCCACAGGGTTAGAGGCTGCCTTTGATACTCTGGATGAGGATATTCTAGAGGCTAGGAACGAGCATTCCCTGTTTGAGAACCTGCCGGAAGAGACAGAGACTCCCCCGATTCAGCCGTGGAACGATCACTCTACTCATGTATCTGAGCATACTAGCTTAGCGAAGAGTAGGATCTTTAAGGCGTGGCCTCAGCACGCACAGAAGGCGTTGCTTGACCACATGGGTCAGCACGAGGAACAGTTGAACAAGGCGCAAGAAGCGCAACAGCAGGCTCAGTTGGAGATGGAACAGTCACTTAGGAGTATCAGAGCCGACACTGAGACACAGGCAGCTATCAAGGAGAAACTCGGTGAAGAGACCATTGAGATGATCATGGGTCTCATGCGTAACGCGCTTGGCTCTATTGGAGAAGAACCTAAAGACTAGGAGTCCTAGGAGATGGGAAGAAAGCCTTGGTCTGATGAAGACAAAGAGCTAGTGAAAGAGGTCTACCCTGAGTTAGGGGACATCGCACTAGCTAAAATACTAAACAGGACGCAGGGATCTATACGTGATATGGCTCGGCGTCTTGGAGTGAAAAGGAAAGGGGGCAGCGGTACTATAGGGGGAGTTACCCCAAACGTCATAGACGATATTCCCGTGGTTAGTCCCCTTTCTATTCACATACCAGATACGTTAGTGAAACCAATACTAGACGATATGCCTATATGCTCACTCGTCTATGGAGACGTTCACATTCCGTTTCAAGATGATGCTGCTTTGAGTATCATGTATCAGGTGTGTGAGATTGTGGACTTTACAGAGGTAATGAACATAGGAGATCTGACCGACAACTGGCAGATCTCTTCTTACATCCCTCCCGACGAACGACAGTTAGACCGTACACAACAAAGCTTGCAAGAGCAATTTACAATGGCTGCTCAACACGTCGGGAAGATGGAATACTTGAACCCTAACGCTGACCTGTACTTCCTTGAGGGTAACCACGAGGAGAGGTGGTCACGTATGTTTCGCAAGGCGCAAGAGGATTACAAGTGGCGTCACATACTCTCTCTACCTCATGTACAAGAAGCTCTCTCTGTCCGTTACATGATAGGGTTCAGTGAGCGTTGGAAGTACCGTGAGTACAACGATGAGTTGGTTCACCATGACAGGATAGTGTTCACCCACGGTGACCGTACAACTATCTGGGTGACTCGTGGTATGTTGGAGAGGTACGGTAAGAGTTCTATGTTTGGACACACTCACCGTATCCAGAACTTTACTAAGACTGATTTAGTAGGCACCATAGCAGCGTGGAATATTGGCTGTATGTGTGACCTGCATCCCCACTACAAGTACTCTAACGCCACGAACTGGGCTCAGGGTTTCGCAGTGGTCTATTGGTCTGACGATAGGAAATGGTTCCATGTTGAGCAGATCAGGATACATGACGGTAAGGCTATGACTCCGTGGGGGTTGTTGACAGCTTAGCGGTTGGTAGGAAGATTACAAGGACACTAGTGTAGTAATACTTAAACAGAACAAGGAGCATACGTATGCCAAAAGGTTTCAGAAGCCCTAGCCCCAACACTGGCGGGATGAGAGTCCCCAGCAAGAATGCTGGTGCTAAGCCCAAGGCCAAAGGTTCGGCCTCTGCTGGTGACAAGGACCGTATGGGCAAATCTCAGGCTATTCCTACAGGTCAGACGCAGGTAAATAAGTTCCCGCCTAGCACCGGGAAGCACTCAAGGGCTGGCGAGAAGACTGGTAAGCCGTAATGCCCGTCCAGAAGTCCGGTAGTGGTTATCGTTACGGCACCAAGGGTAAGACCTACCGTGGCAAAGGAGCAAAGGCGAAAGCGAAGAGGCAGGGCAGGGCTATCAAAGCCAGTCAGGCCAGACAAGGTAAATCTAAGAAATAACAGGAGATAGAGATGGCTGGAGAGGATCTTACCCCTGATATTGGGGTATCGGCAACAGAAATGGATTCGGCTACTCGTGCTGGCGAGCGGCGACACACCAAAGCCACGGCCCGTAGCCTAGCTGGTATCGTAGCCACAAAGATGGAAGAGGCGGCAGCTGCGGAGGCTGAAGAGGCCCCTGCTGTAGAAGATGTAAGCCAAGTTACACCAAAGGGTACTAAAGAGGGTGTCGAGTACGTCACCGTCGAGGTTGACCCTGAAACTGGTGAGGAAACTGTAGTTAAGGCTACAGAAGCCCCCGCTGAGGAGGAGGGAGTACAGTATATTGAGGAGGAAGTGCCTCTAGCGGAGATCTCCCAAGCTCTCAGTGATGCAGGAATCGTTCTTGATATTGACCCTAATGAGCTGCCTGATGAGGCTCTGGGTGTCTATGAGAGCCTTACCTCTGCTATTCTACAAGCCGCTGGCAAGTCTCTTGAACGTGAGAGGGAAGCCAATGACCGGATGTTGGAGCTGAATGACTTCTCTGAGAGGCTACAGAACTCACCTGATAAGATCATGTTGGCTCTAGCTATGGAGAAGCCAGAGGTCTTTGCTAAAGTGGCTGGTGTGGTTGAGAGAATGGCTGATGACCCTGCTCTCAAAGAGAGTGTGATTAGAGAGCTAGAGAGTGAAGTCAGGCTTCAAGAAGCGAACCGTATCAAGAGAGTAGCGGACGTTGAGACACGTACACTTCAGGGCCGCAGAGTCGCTCAGGAGACTCTTAGACAGGCCAAGAGGTACGGTGTCAGTCCAGAGGTAGCTAATGAGTACATCTCCTCACAAGTACGCGCTAACGGCAACTGGCTAGAGGTCAACCAAGTTGAGCCTCTGATCCAGAAGCTTTCTGGTGGCCAGAAGAAGAAGATCGTTATTCGTAAGGTACGTCCCAAGAAAGTTACCCCAGAGCAGGCAAAGGCTGTAGCTGAAGCCAATACTGCCCCTGTGGGTGGAGCGCCTGCCCCGGGCGCTACTAGAGAAGCCTCACCGGGACTGCACCAAGACAATGTCCCGAAGAACCGTGGTGGTATCTTCAGGGGTCTAGTCAAGCAGGCCGCTCGGAGAACTAGGACCACCGAGTAGCCTCCTTCGTAGTACCCCGGCCCCTTGACTTGTAAGTTGAGGGGCCTTCTCTTTAGCCTAGATCTATCTTAGAGTAGGTCTTGGAGAGTTCTTGAGGAAAGCATTTCGTTCGTAGCAGTTTGTTACTAAAACAAGCAATACAGGAGTTTATCTAAATGGCAGCCACACAGGCTGATCTGTCTCGTCTAGACGCGATCTTGAAAGACCGTGATCTGATTGACGGTGTACAGGAAGCTATTAACAAGGCGACTCCCTTTGCCGAGAGCATCACTCAAGAACTAACGATGTCTGGGCGTAAGGGAATCTTCCCCGTTTCCTTCGGGGTAAACGAGGGTATCTTTGCCCGTGCGGACAAGGGTTCCTTCGGTGATTCACAGGTTGACCAGCCCGATCTGGCAGAGGTCTACACGAAGTTTGTGTATGCCCTGTTTGAGATCTCTGGCCCGACCATGAGCGCGACTAGGGATTCTGAGGGTGCGTTCGAGGACGCGCTGGCTCTCCAGCTAGAGCAGACCATTGACGGCGTGAAGCTGGATATGGCTCGGATGATCCTGAATGCGAACCACACCGCAGCTGGTGATGGTGTCATCGCGCTGGTGCAGTCCAAGACTGACACCGATACCATCATAATCGACAGTCCGTTTGGGCTGACGACTTATATGGGCAACGTCGATGTTAAGAACGTGATTCGTAAGACTCAGGCTCTTGACGTTATCGACACGACTTCCCCTCCGACTACTAAGCACCACAATAATAACACTGTTGCTGGTGTTTCCCATTCTGGTACAGGTACCACGATTGATTTTGATGCTGTTGAGGCTACGGCCCCGGCTGATGGCGACTACGTGACCCGTGCTGGTAACTGGGGTAATGAGCCTGATGGGTTCTTCTCTGCTGTAGCCACAGCGGCTCAGTCTGCAAACTACCTGAACATCCCGCGTGCTGGTAACGATGGGTGGGAAGGCCAGCTTGTTGACGCCACCGATGGTGGGAGCACTGCTGTTCCTCTTGATCCTGATATGCTTCGGGATTCGGTTGACCAGATCATGGAAATCTCTGGCCACGCGCCTGAGTTTATCGTGTGTAACTACAAGCAGCGTCGAAATATCTACAATCTGTATGCACCTCAGATTCGATATGCCCCGATGGTTCTGCCCAGTGGTCTTCGTGAAGATACACTGAGGTTTGACGACATGCCCGTGATGGTTGAGCGGTTCTTCCCGCCTCAGCATATCGGCTTCGTCAATACGGCTTACTGGTACCACGCCATCGACAAGGATGTTGAATGGATTCAGGGCCTCAACGGCACTGTCCTTCACTTCGATGGTGATGCGGACCTGTTTAAGGCCGTTCTTCGCACGTACCGGAACCTCGTGTGCTTCTATCCGGCTACGCAGGGTTATCTGTACGGCGTCGAAGAGTAGGAGGAGTAGATCATGCCTAGTCCTAAGAGAAAGGCACATGCTGTTCTATTGAACCCGAACGTGGGTTCGTGGAGGCAGTTGCTCGGCTTCAGTTGTGAGCTGTTGACTACAACCACCACGTTTCCTCTGCTCGTGTGTCCGTTCCGGCTTCGAGTCAAAGCGGCTAGCTACGGTCAGACGGCTGACGCAGCGGCTACTGCTATGGATCTGAAGTTGAGGAACGAAACGCAGTCCCAAGATCTTACAGCTGCACTGGATATTGCTGCGCTGGGTGCCCTCGCAGGCGCACAGTTCGTGATGGACAGTACAGGTGAGGATCTAATCTGTGAGGCCGGTGATGTGATCAACTTGGTCAATACAGTGGACACAGGTACCACCGCTCCCGGCGAAGTCCAAGTAGTTATGGACATTGAACGCTTAGATACATAGGAGTAAGATAATGCCTGCTGGAGTTCTCGGACCCCAAAGCCCTATGGCACAAAACGCAAAGGCAGAGCAGGCTATCCCCGGCCCAGCGGCATCTATCGGTAACCCGATGGGTGCCGCCCCTGCGGGGGTAGAAGAGCTGTTACTAGCTCTGCGGTCTGGTAATATCAGTGCCGAAATGCTCCTACAGTTCATCGCCCAACTTACAGGTGGTGGACCACAGATGCCCCCCGGTGGGGCGGGACAGGCCGGAGCCCCTGTAGAGTCTGCCTTTTTCGGGTAGACTACGATGAGTACACTAGAGGTAGTCGGTGTAATCACACTGGCCTTGCTGTTCACAACAGTATTAGGTCGGTTTGTATGGGTAGTCTGGCGAGCTGCGACTGTGACTCAAGAGATGAAGAGCAAGATAGCTGAGCTTACTCTGCATGTAACCAACCATATCCCTCACCGACTTGATGGATTAAGGAACGAGTTGCACGCTGTTGCGGAGCGGCTATCTTTGCATGAAGAACGAGAAGAAAAGCACTGGGAGTTACTAACTAAGGTGCTTACAACCAAAAACGACAAGAGGTAAGAATATGATGAAGGCACTTGCAAGGTTGGGTATCGCATTGGGTACTGGTCTTGCTACATGGGTACTGGCGTTTTTCAGTGGTGGAGATGCTATTCCGTTTCTGACTGACGCTTTTGGTGATCCCGCGATTGCTGGGATCGTGGCTGGTGGCGTGTCTTGGGTGGTTGGCTATCTAGTCAAACTCATCCCTAAAGAAGATGCGACTTCGTAATGAAGCCTTGGATAGCGTACTGTCTCGGTGTACTGACAGGTATAATCATTGTCTGTATAGTACTGTTCATTGAGTTTCTCAACGCAAGATGGCCGAGCTAATGTTATCCAGATTCAATAAATGGTTAGCTGACCTACCAACGACCAATTGGATTCGCTTGGTAGGCAGCTTTCTCATTGTCGGTACTGGTATCGTGGTCTGGGTTCTTGCTTTGCGTGGTAACGAGTGGGACCACTTCGCGTTTGGGGAGTGGCTGATCTTTCTAGCAGCACTGGAAGGTATCAATTACCGCCAGTTCAAAGCTAAGCGTGAGTCTGACTACGGATACCTAGAACGTAAGAACGGTAACGGAGCAGAACATGCCGGACCCAAACCCGAATGAAGTAGACAATAGAACTCCACAGTTCGTTCAGGATGCTATTGGTCAGGGTGCATTCAATGCTATAGGTGATGATGTTACTAACATGGCCTTCCTTGGTGGGCTCCTAACCAATGCTCCTCTCATGCTGGGGCTGCTTGGTGGTACTTATGGCCTTAGAAAGCTGTTTGGGCTACTTGGTGGCCAGAGTAAAGAGGACAAGATAGAGTCGGCTTTTGAGGGTGTGACCGTCAGTCCTAAAGTAGAGGAACCTACACTAAGCACGGAACGTGAGGGTTTCATTCGTGTAAAGCCTGAGTTAGTAGAGACTTCTTTCATCAAGGGTGTACGCTAGTGGCTAACGGACAAGACCCCCAAGACCCGGGTAAGCTCCATGATCGTCTAATCAAGAAGCTAACTGAAGGTGCCTTCGCTGATACAGTTGAGTCTGTAACGGAAGGTCCGTTTCGTAAGGTAGAGTTCTTGGCAGAGAGTGATTACTACGCTGGTCGCTATGTCTCTCCATACGAAACGGAAGAGAGTCGCGGTGGCCGTACTGGTATGATCTCGTTGCATCCAGATCTAGCAGACACTAGTTTCTACAAAAGCATACCAGAGAGTGAGAGAAAAGAGTTTTCAGAAGATTTGATACGGGATATTTATTTGCATGAGGCAGGGCATGGTGCGTTTGTGCGTGGATTAGTACCTGAACCTGTTTTCACTTCCGCTTACAAGAAGTGGAATGAGGCTGACAGGCCGACACAAGGTTATATGTCTGCTCGTACATCGCATGAGTTTGCTGCTCAGCGGGTAGCTGACTCTATGACCTTTCTCTCTGCTACAGCGGGACTACCAACTGAAGAAGCACGTAAGCGTTTGGATGTGTTAGAGGAAGGTTCTCCCGGCCTCACTGATTTTGTTGATCATTTTGTTAATGCAGCCGAGATCTACTCAGAACACCCATTGAGGGAGAACAAGCCTAGCGTGTTCAGTAGAATACTCGGCGTAATCAAGGGGAAGTAATGGAGACTGTGTGGGTAGGCTTTGATGGCTGTGGCAGGGACCCTAGCTGGGACTTTGATTTGAAGCTAAAGGACTTCAACCATAGCCAAGGTACACCTCACGTTGCTTGTATATGGAATCCTACATGTAGACTAGTTTCTATAGTACGAACGTCACAAGACGGCCTAGGTCGCAAAGGTCTAGTCGTGGATGGTATATACATGCCGGGGTGGGATGTAGGAGTGGTACTGGACGGGTTACCTCCGAATTACTACTCTGAGGGAAAGTATCTGTCTAATGGGTTCTTTTTCTTTCGAGTGTTCGACTGGCTAGAACCTTTGGATGACAGAGTATTTGAGTTCCTACACCTAGCTGATACTGCTAACGGTAGGGGGATAGCTACTCCTATAGAGCGTATCGAAGCGAGGGAGAGACTCAAAGAACAGGAGCAGAAGAAGGACAATTTGATGCGTGCCTATGCTGTTACAGAGCATTTTGCAGGCTACGACAACCTGACAGTTGGACCGGGAACTCGTGGTAACTGGCGGCACAGGATACGCTAACTCTAACGGAGATAAGGAGATACAAGATGGGCCATTATGGGTTTCGGAAGAAAGGTGAGAACTCGCGGTTGGTAGTTAGGCCGATGAAGTCGAAGCCAGCCGCAGTCGTCGCACCTCTGGAGGGTCAGACTGTGAGCCTAGAGGGTAACACAAAGAAGGTTCATGCCTGCACTCTTTGCGAGGCTAAGATATTCCCCAAGCCGGGGCTTGTTGCTGCACATTTCGCTCGTATGCACAACGATCTGGTGGAGGACAAGAACACTTGGCGCAGATACCACGAAGTCAGGGAGGTACAGATTGACGCTAACAGTTAGCGATCTAATTCAGGATGCTGAAACACTAGCATATCCACACGTTGGACCGCAGAAGCCTGCTCGGGGGCCGTTACTGCGTGCTTTGTCTGCTCTTGACGCGAGCTTCGCCCGAGAGATTGCCAACGCTCGTCCAGAACTACTCTCAACCCAAGCATCAGAGATCACTGTAGGTGATAATGCTGCTAACCTAGCTGGGTACGCCCTTACATCTGCACTCAGCTGGACGGACTTCAAGTACGTAGACAAAGATGCTGCTGTGTATGACCTGTATATCGTACCTGAGAGGTTCTACGATGAACCGCAACAGAATCCTAGCTGCATCATTCAGGGTACTACACTGTTGCCGTGTGATCCCAACGAGAAAAGGTGGGATGGTACGACTCAGCGTATATTCTTCATAGGGGATGGAGATAAGATTATGTACAACTATATTCCGTTCCCTGCTACATTGGATGGACTAACCTCTACACTGGTGAGTCCTGATTTTGCTAGAGATTGGTTCGTTTGGTCGCTGGTTCTACAGATCGCTCTGGCAAACGGAGCAGATGAGATGAGCATTGGCAAGATCAAGGAAGAAGCAGATTTGATGGGGGCCAAGACTCAGTACCAGATCTACAAACAGGTGCCTATGAACTCTAGATTTGGAGAGAAGTAATGGCTTACACTGCTCAGGACGTGGTTGATTTGGCTGTACAGCGTTCGGCTTTGAACGATGCTGACTTAGTGCCAGACGCCCAGCTACTTGGCTACATAACCAACAGCGAACGCCGGATCTATCTATTAGGAGCAAGGTTGAATCCCAACTTCTTTGGCGCTGAAGGTAACACTGCTGTCCGTGCTGATGAGACAGAGCATTGGAACCTAGCTGCGACTCCCGGCAACATAGCTGCTATCGCAAAGCTAGAAGCTGCTGCTCTTGTGGGAACACCTACTAACCCTACAGTTTCGGTTGGTGACGAGATCAACTTGGTTGATTTCAGGTACCCTAACCTGCAAATATCCCCCCGCGCTTATGTGCGCGGTAGAAGGTTGTACGACTGGAACAATGAGCTAAGTACTAATGGTTCTAACTACGTTAGTCAGGTTAAGGTTTATTACAGCCAGCTACCAGCAGCCATCACGACTATGACTCAGAGCATAAATCTACCAGATGAGTGGATTGACCTCTTAATTGTGCCGCTAGCTCGTATTCTCTCTCTACGCGATAAGCGAGAGGAAGAAGCTCAGTTCTTCGACCAAGAGTACCAGCTCTTGATAGGTCAGTTCCAAGAAGAGATGCTGGTCTACGAGTACGGTGCTACTAGAGCTTTAGGTGCCGTACCAGCTATTCCTTTCGCTCCACCGTCTGCAAGGGAGTAACCCATGCCTCGTTTACGAGCTTATCCTATTGCGATGGAAGGAGGGCTTCAGGATTCTAAGCCTATTCCAGAAGTCGGTGACCTCTCTAAACTAGAGAACTTCGCTCTGTTCAGGGGTAGGTTTGCCTTGAGGGCTCCGTTTGTGGAGACCTGTCAGTTGGTGGATGAGGTAGGTACTCCTGTAGATCAGGTTATGACTGCCACGTTCTTTCAAGGGAAAATGTACGTGGTTGCGTACTCTGATGGGCAGAATGATGTATACATATACAGACTGGAGCCTGATGGCACGGCTGAGACTGGTGATTCTGAATACCCCAACGCTAGCCCTATCGGTACTGCTGTTTGGACTAGTGTCACCACCAATGTACCTATCCCTATCGTAACTGGGTTTCAGGGTGGCGCTCTTGGGGCTCAGGTTAACAGACTCTACATCGCAGATTACGACCAGAACTATGTGACCAGAATTGTTACTGACCCTGCTGGTACTCCAGCCCTTACTGACCTGACTGCCGATCTCAATGCTGATGGTGGTAGCACAGACAAAGTGTTCTTCCATTATGTCATACCTTACCAGTTTCATTTATGGGGAGCAGGGATATACACGAACTCTGCGAATGATTTCCCCACAACTGATAAGCCAAGACCTGAATTGTTACGATTCTCTCAGCCGGGGATGGTAGCAAAGACTGATCCTGATTATGGCAGTGGTACTTCAGAGTGGTGGAAGAATGACTGGCGTGGTATAGGCTCACGAGGAGACAAGATCACCTGTATGGCTGTAGCTGGTCCCTCCCTTATCGTGTTCAAGCGTAGAGAGACATACCAGATTCAAGGCTATGACGCTGCTTCGTGGGGTCTACATGTGCTCTCAGTGAGGGTGGGAGCTGTAGGTCCTTACGCAGCCTGTTCTACAGACGATGGGTTCTGTTACTTCTGGTCAGAGAAGGGACCTCATGTCATCACATCTGAAGGTCAGGTGATAGACATCGGTGAGGATATTAGAAAGAGAGTAGCAGAGGCCGGGATAGACGAGTTCACTGCTGCTGAGTACTCCGCAGATGACGGTATAGTGTACTTCTCCCGCAACGTGGACGCTGCTGCCGCTCCTAACTGGTACTTAGCGTTTGACCACCGTAGGCAGAAATGGACTGAAGGTCAGTGGTTGGGTAACTCTGGCTCTGCGGTATTGATAAACAACCTTGTTGCTATACCTAGTGAGGCTCTAGCTGGTCCTGCTGGTCCTCCGTCTGCTTTCAGTGTAACCAGAGTCAGCGACGACGAGATGGATCTGGCGTGGACCAATGGAGACACTTCCCTTGGTGCAGTGACCGAGATCTATCGTAACACGTCTGACATGGCTGATCCTCCTCCTGCTGGTAATATACACGCTACAGTAGGGGCAGGTGTAGATAGCTACACTGACGATGGTACTGGTGACGAAGGTGTACTATCAGAGAACACTAGGTACTATTACGCTATTCGTCATGTCAAGAACGGGACAGCCTCAGCTACGGTTGAAGACGACGACTACACTAAGCTGACCGCTCCAAACTCAGTGGTGGCTCAGAACTACGCTACTGGTATTACAGTGGCAGGTAACCGTGGGTCCTCTGTGACTAATGTTGATGTCACGATCCAACGTAGGTTGCTGCCTAGTGGACTATTTGCTGATGTACACACTATCACCTCTGCCACTGCTACTTGGCAGTGGAATGACACTACCGTTTCCTGCGGTAGCGAGTATGAGTATCAGGCTAGATGTGAGGAGTCCAGTGGTGGTGACCCGCCATACGATTCTGACTACTCCAATACAGCCGACAATGAGGCTTGTAAGAGTCCTCCTGTTCTTGGTAAGGTGACTGTTTCTGATCCTACATTGACTGGTAGTTGTCCTATGTCAGAGAACGCCAGTGTTTCGTATACAGCTTCCAACATAGATCCCGGTGACAAGGTTGTGATCTACAGGAAGCTCAACAGAGACACTTGGGATTATGTTGGAGAGTTCGCTGCTCAGACTAACGACACTATCAATGTGTATTATCCCTACATTACTGGTGGGGACACTGGCTACTTCCAAGGCCGTGTTGAGCTGTGGGAGGATGGTGTTACGTTGGTAGAGACTAAGGATAGTGCTGAGAAAGTTACCTCATACGACAGTGGAGGCCCATGTCCGGAGTAAACGATGCCTAATCCAGTCTTTTGTTTAGAGAACGATGGTAGTAGAGTTTATAGAGTAGGTAGGATAGGTCTAGACTCTAGTGGTGACGACGATGGTGGAGTCTACACTGGCCTCCTACGCACAGAAAAGTGGGCACCTCTTGGTGAAGGTGAAGATGTATTCTTCCGTAGTATCTCGGTCAAGGTGAGACACACTGGAGCATTTACTTCTAGACTCAGAGCGTATGTGGATGGTAGCCAGACACAATACTACGATGGCGACACCCCTACAGATCAGGAGATAACGTATGCTGTAGCCGCTCCTCTCGCTTCTGTGCCGGGGGGCGTCAAAGAGACACTCCTTGAGATGGGCTTGCAGGGTAGAGGTAACCATATCGAAGTGGAGTTGGAGGTAGACTCTGACGAGATTACTGGCGTGTTCCTGCCTGAGTATATTGAGGTAAAAGCTGTTGAGACCAGACTGCAACGTGAGGGTGGAGTTGTCTCTGGAGGTGGTGTGGGTGCGCCACCGCCGTCTGCTCCGTCACCGCCCTCTCTGCCTGTTAGTGGTGTGGTTATCGTAGGTAATCCGTAATGAATGTCTGGAAGGGCCTG